TGCTTCCTCGGCCTGCTGGCGCTCTTTTTCCCGTGCGGCCAATTCTTCTTCCGTATAGCGGATGTACCTCTGCACCGGCACCTGTTCGGTCCATGCGGCCTGCGCAGGCACGCCCGGCACATCAATGACCTTCCGCACATCCCTGCCACCGCCGGGATACTCCGTTACGGTCTCGTAGTGGCTCACTTCCTCTACACCTTCCACAGCCGGGTGCTCCACTGGTTCGGTGTCGTCCACCAGATACCCAAGCGTCAGGTCAGGGGTCTCAATGGCTGCGCCGTTCTCGCCAATGATTTTCATAAGTCAAAGCCTCCTTTCTCAGGCCACGCGCCGCCAGATGTGCACATAGTAGGCGGCGGGTTGCACGGTACTGCTGCGTCCGTAGACGGCATTGGACTTGGATGCATCCAGACTGAACTTATACACATTAGCATCGCCGTTGTTTGCGCCCGTCGATGTGATCCGGTCGCCGGCAGTGAATGCGCCGGATACCTTATGACTCAGGTAGTGTACATTCGCAACAAAAGAGCCTGTGATGTTCGGCAGACCGGCCTTCACGGTGGTGCCCGCTGCGTGGCTTCTGCTGGCACCCATCAGCACGCGGTCGGATGCGATCTCTTCCCATGTGCCGCCAAACAGGGCGGCAGGGCTGGTGGGGCCGGTGCTCTGGTAGATGCTGCCCACGGGATGATTTGCAAGCTTTTGCGCTTCAAGAAGCCCGTTTACTTGTTCCCGTGTGTAGTAGTCGGATAAATCAGCTTTTTGCACGCTGTCCTTCCACGCGCCCGTGTCGCTGTCCCACGTCCAGATGGTATCGGTCGTGCCGACCACTGCCCACCAGCCGTTTTCGCCCACCGGCACAGCAGTCTTGAGAGCTTCCGGCGTGGCGTACCAGCCCTGTGCACCGATGGTGATAGTGCGCACCTGCTCAAAATACTTTTTGGTTCCTTCCAGGTTCTTGGCGGACTCCGTCTCGGACACTTTCGCGGCGGCCTGGCTTGCAGCGGCGGCTTTTCCACTTGCCGAACTCTGTGCTGCACTTTCTTTTGCTTCTTCTGCGGCGTTTAAAGCGCCTGCAACAGTGCTCAGTTCATTAAGCGTTGATGCGTTGAGCGGTGTCCCTTCTTTTGTTGGTTCGTCATTTCGGATAAGAGTGACAATTTCGGATGCTCCATCCGACTTTACCATTGTCCACCGACCCGGATATTTCGCCACACGGTCTTCAAAAACCATATTGTCCATCTCCTGTCATGTATTCACCGGAAAACGTAACGTATGTTTTAGCAAGCGTTTCAATGTCTAACAAAATTTGCTCGATTTGATTCATCGTTGAAAAATCGAGCTTATTCATGCTTTCTGGCGTATCTGCAATACCAGATGGGCCAGAGCATTTAGCACGAATGGAGTTGATGTTAAAAAGCCAACGTGTTGCATCGGAGGCTTTCATATATCCATCGACTGTCCAATCAGTCCGAACAGAAACAGACGCGCCAACAATGGAGCCAAGCTCTTGAATACCAGATTCTATTCGGTTAAAATCCGTATAGCTTAAAGCGCCCTTCATTCCGGCAAGCCATTCCGATTGTTCGGATTTTGTCCACGTGCCTGTTCTCGCTTTTGCGGTAATTTCTTTCACGCGATCAACATCTGATTGCGTTCGGTCTGTAATCCAACGAGCCATAAATTATTCTTCCTCAACTCTGTTTTGATACCCGATAGGCAAATTGCTCGGAACGGTAAACATGTAATGATAGCACTTATGGCTATCGTTGCCAGAGCCGATACAGTCATAATAAAATAATTCTTCTTCGTCATTAGAATTACCAAGATGCGCTTTGTCCCAATACCTTGAAACAACAATAGAACGATAATAAATATTTCCAACAGAAGGGCCCATGCCAAAATATTCAAGATGAGTAACGGGAGTTCTCGTCCACTGCTGATACGGGCTGTAATCACCTCCGATAGTAAAAAAAGGATTTCTCAAAAGTTCTTTTGCTGTAGGGAGCGGGCTTCCTTCTGCATTGCATCCATAACCCCAAATTTCGTTAATAGAACTGCTGTTATCAGGAAATCCGTAGTATATTTCTTTTGCGGAAGGTAAAAATATACTGCGAGATAGAGTAGACACAGCAGAAGGTACGTACTCGTTAGAATTATTTTTTTTGAACGCGGGAGTATAATAAAAAGTAGTTTTGCCGATTTTTTTCTGCATAAAATCAGAAAAAGAATTTTTTACGTTTCCGTTTAATAAGGCATCAATACTGCTGGTCGAATACTCTGCGGGAGTTGTCATTTTACTATCCCACGCAGTGTTTTCTGTTTTCGCGTCTTTAAGAGCAAGAAGCGTTCTTCCTTTACCATTTAATTCTGGTTCGTAATTATGCTTTGAGACAAGAAAAGCAGTGTAAACGCCAGCGACGGAGATGTAAACGGTATCGCCTTCTTTGAGGTTGGAAATCTCATCCGTAATCGTAGTAGCGTTGCAAGAAGCGGAAAGGCTTGCGACTGTAGCCGTAATCGTTGCCTTTCCACTGTGTAAATACGTGACGTTGCAGACAGATACACCGCGTTCGTTCTTTATGACATTCAGTTCAACGATACCAGCGGGAGATGCATTCCAAATAATAACAGGGGAATCGGCAGACGCAGGGGTAAGCGTTGCAGTGAGTGTAATCGTATCGGTAGGATGCAAGTAAATTTCAGAAGCATCGATTTGTAACGAATCAACATCTTCAATCATATACCCGGTAACGGAGCCCTTAAAGCTGCCATTAAACGTGTAAGAAACGTCCGTAATCAACAAGTTAGAAGAATATCCAAACTGATGATTGAGCTTGACAAAATCAAGAGCATCGTTGTGCGGGCTTGCACGATAAGACAGGGTAGCTTTTCGACGGTTGGAAAGCACTTTATAGCTTTCAGTTAGAACATTTTTGGGCTGGGAAACAATGGAAGAAGAAATAAGTGCATTGTTCACACTTTGCGTAACGCCATCGCCCGTAGCGCCGTTCGGATATAACGATGAAGCTCCATTTAGAGAGTAAGAGATGTTTTTTAACTTATTAGAAAAAGTGATTTCCGGATACTGATAATCATTGATTTCGGTGATTTCGTAAATGTCGGACTTGTTTTCAGGAAGGTACGGAACTCGGTCAATCCGAATCTCACCGCTTCTTGTCTGATACAAAGCCATACCGGCTGCGTTAGCGGAAAGCTGTAGCACATCAGCGTTTTTATACGAAGAATTTCCGTTACTAAAATCAGCTGTATAATCCTTCAAAGATTCATTGATGTAATAGCTGATGCCAGAAACATCAAGAAGTTCCAAAGCGTCATAACACATTTCGTATAAAGTTCCGCTTTTTCTTCCGGTGTATGGTGAATCGATTAAAAACGCCAAAGCATCTCGAGCTTCAAAGGAAGCGGTAATGCCATTAGAAGGAATGCTCCAACTAGAAAGGTAAAACTTACCTCCGTTAATCCATTCAGTCTGCCCGTCCAAGTCCATACCATACTTTACAAAAACAGCTTGGCGTTCATACAGATACTTGTAGAGACCATCGGGGTTGATGGGATTCCATTTTTGGTCGCTGTTATCAATGGAAAAAGAAATTGAATCCTTAGAAAGCTGGCCGGAAATTGGGTCACGTTTTGATTTATGGGAATACGACAGAAGGTCTGTTTTGCTAAATCTCACACGCTGTCCGAATTCTACTTGCGAGATACGAGCTCTTCGGTTTGGAATGCACCATTCAAGAACCTCAATAACGACCGAATCATAATTGGAAATTTCAAATTCAATTGAAGTTTCGATGGAATCGTTGTTGTCAATTTGCTTTTCCAAAAGAAGAGTGGTTCCTTTGTAAGCGGAGACTTTAAATGATTTTGCCCACTCATTTAAAATTTCCGACCAAACGATTGTCAGGCCCGGTATTTTTTCTTCGTGGGTTTTACTAAAAGAAAATGTGATGGTTGGATGATTGGAGCTTGATACGCATTCACCGCTTACATAGCCACATTCTTGATACGGTTCGGAATCCGGAACGATACCAAAGCTTCCATCCAAAACCCAAAAATTGGTTTCGGCAGTCGCATAATTTCCGGAAACGAAAGTGTCGAGATCGGTGATGGATGCCACGTTGCTAAACACGGTTTGCGAACCTGAACTTGCAATAGCGTCAGTTTGTGCAGCATCATCAGCTGCATGATAAGTAATCTGAATAAAAGTTTCAGGTACAAGCGTATTATTATATTGCGAAAGCCACTTATCGGAAGGCTTTACGGACATATAAAATCACCACCTTTAGACCTCAACCAAGCTCAAAGAACAATCCGTCCAACCCATTACATTTCCAGTGTTTGGGCCCCTTCGCCACATTCCGGCTGTTCGATCGGAAACATACATCTGACGTGTGGAATAAGAAGCTGTTGCTTGATTGTAAAATCGTACCGTGCAATAAAAGTTTGTAGTGAATGGGCCGATAACGGAAGCCCATTGTTTTGCGGTAAGGTATTTCCACTTAAGAGCCACTTTTGCAACATCGTGTCGAACCACAGAGCCAACAACCTTGCCTTGCACGTTGCGGCCAGAATCAACGATGGTTGAAGTTGTTGCGCTATAAGAAGAAGGTTCTGGCAAATCTACGCCGTTCACTGATACAAGAGCTTGCATAATTCACCGTCCCTTCCTTAATAGCTATACACTTCCGTGCCCATGATTTGCACGCCACGGTCGGCCTGCTGCTTTTCGACCGAAGCAGTAATCTGCTTTCCGTCAATGAACAGCCTGACTTCCTTACCGCCGGTAATTTCGTCGCCATAGCGCTGGAAAATATCAAGAAACGCATCATAGCAACCATCATGAACTGCGCTCCTCAAGTCAGATACGCTTACTCCACTTGTAGAAGAGCTTGGATAGTAGCTTCCAGTAGATGTCGTAGACCCGGTAGAAGAATCATATCCGCTTGTTCCAGGATAGCTGGAATAATCTTGGTTCACTGAAGATCTAGATCCGCCTAGACTTGCAACAATACCAGCAATTGCGGCGGCGATTGCAATTCCGCCAGCAAGCATCAGCACACCCGTTGGGATTCCTAAACTTGTCAGGACGCTACCAATCGATTCCAGCATGCCCATAAAAGCGCCGCCAATAGATGTGATTACCCCAGCAACGCCTGTTAAAATTTCAGGGAATTTACTAACGAGGCCTCCAAGTAATCCGTTGCTGATAGAAAAGCCTGCATTTGTAAGTGGAACTTTTAAGCTGGAAAATCCATTGTAAATTTTTTGCCCCAGCTGAGATACGCTTTTTACAATATCCCCAAAATTATTGGTAATGCCTTTCCAGATGTTTTTGCCAATTTGCAACGCAGAATCAAATAGCGTTCCGGCTGCTTTCTTTAGAACGTCAGACAGTTGAGAAATCAAGTCTGCTGCATACGTTTTTACCTCGGAACGATTTTTTTCTCCCATCGCTTGCCAAATAATAGCTGCCGCAGTTGTTCCGACCGTTTTCAAATCTCCGCTCTGCACAGCATTCCAAAGGTTCTGCACTGTGCCGAAGAAGTCGCTCTGCAAGCCGGAGTCAAGTTCCTGCCACTTGCTGTCCAGACCGTTGAAAAAACCATCAACGAAATTCGTTGCAGTGGTCGTGCCATAATCAATCATCTCGTTGCCCTTTTGCTGAACAGCGTTTGCAAAATTGGTCATAGCTTGTTCGACGTAAGGAAGTGCTGCAGTGATACCGTTTGCAAGACCTTGAACAATGTAACCACCAATTTCCGCAAACACAGTAGAAGGGGAGTGAATGCCGAGAGCTTCCTTGAAGCCATTGATAAAGCCATCAGTGAAACTCTTAATACCATTTGTAACGGTACTCCATGCATCTTTTAGACCGTTGATTAGGCCGTCCCAAATGAATTTGCCAAGTTTTCTTAATTCGTCAGGAAGCTTTTTGAACTCACCGACAATGGACGAAATGATTTTTGGAATTTCAATAACAACGGAAGCTATCATACGCTCCCGCCATTTAGAAATAACGTCAAGAGCTTTGAGAATTGCAGTCCAAATATTTCCAGGCAATTCTTCAAAAAACTTAACAACAGACGAAACGATTTTTGGAACTTCGGTTGTTACAGCAACGACCATGTTTCCGACCCACTCCCCGATTTTGCCAACGGCAAAGCCAAGGGCATAGCCGATTTTTTCAGGAAGAGAGCTGAACCACTCGCCAATGCTGTTTATGATGTTCCCAACCTTTCCGGGAAGAGAAGTCATAAAATCAATGGCCGCATTCCACTTGGTAACGATAATTTGCTTGATGGCTTCAATGCGCTGCTCAAAAACATTTTCGACATAATACATTTTAATGTCGGCTTCTGCGGCAGCATCTGTTTTTTCGCCACTCTCTTTAGTGCCCCATTTGATACCAGCCCAGTGAAGAACAAGGCCAATACCAACACCAGCAGCGGCAACGGCTCCAGCAACAGGAAGGCTTGCACCGACAAGCAATGCAACGCCAGCACCAGCAACGCCGCCAAAAATTCCCATCAAAGCAGCAATAATGGTATCAAGAACCGGAAATTCTTTCAGCTTTTCGCCAAGAGAGAATGTAATTCCCGCAAAGGTAATAAGGCCTGCAAGCCCGATAGAAAGCGTTGCGGCTGTACCAGCAGCTACCCCAAGATTGGTAAGTAGTGTGATACCAGTAATAGAGCCGAATGCCGTTGTTAAAGCAGCCTGAATCCATGTGCTTGCATTACCAAGATTGGCTTCGCCGGTACCAAGCGCATAAGTAAGACCTGCAAGGCTTGCCACAAAAGCGATACCCATGCCAAGAGTAATGCCATCCGCGCCCATTGTGCGCCAAAGAACAAAAGAGCCAAATGCGGCGGATACCACTTCGCCTAAAAGCTCAAGAGGGTTTCCACTAGATGCGTATCCTTTTGCAAAACTAAATATTAACGATGCTTCGATAACAACTGTTGCAATTGAAAGAGCCAACTTTTGCAATTCTGTCATCTTGGAAATTGCTGTCGCAATGTCCGTCAGAAAATCAACGATTTTCCACAACGCAAGTGCGGCGGCGATAGCACCAATAATCGGAAGCATATCTTTGATTTTCTGTTTGATAGCGTCAATCTGCTTTGCGAGCTCTTCATTGTACTGCTTGAACATATCGTAGCCGGACAGGTCTACATCGCCCAAGATGTTGCCGGCAGATGCACCGCCGCCAGAGCCGGAGCTTCCCTGTGTAGGGTCAATGATGTTCAGTTCATCAAAGCCCATCGTGTAGTCTTTGAGGGCTTTTGCGGCTTTCTTTGTCGAATCGGTTGTGTCATCCATTGCGTCACCAATGCCACCAACACTGTCAGCGCTCTTGGTGAAATCAGTGAACACGACCTTCACGCCCATCAGCTTTGCAACCCACTGGACAAATTCTCGGATAAGTTGGACGGCTGCAATCAGCGGGGGAAGAATGGATTTCATGGCAGGGTAGAGCAGAGAGCCAACAGACTTCGCCAACATATCCAACTGCGCTTTCAGAATCTTAATCTGGTTCGCAGGGCTTTGGATGGTCTGTGCAAGGTTGCCCTGCACGTTAGCGGTCTGCTTCATAATGGCAATGTAACGCAAAACTGCCTTATCTGCCTGAGACAAACTAGAAACTTGCTTGTTAAAACCCAAGGCCAAAAGTTCCTGCTGCAACCGTGCCTGAGACAGGTCAACGCCCAAACGGCGAATAGGCTCAATCTCGCCAGAGATTGCGGAGGACATTGCGGTAAAGGTCTCTGCAACGTTTTTGTTCCAATAGGAACCTTCGTCATAGGCAAGCTGGGTCAGATTCTTGGACAGAATATATGCTTTGTCGCTGGTCAGACCAAACGAAGTGCCCAAGCTCTGGATGGTAGCCATGTAGGTCATCGCTTTGGTCGGATCAACGCCAAGCAAACCCTGTATCTTGCTAATGAGCGTATCGGCTTCACCGCTCAGATTGCCCATAGCATTATGGAACAAGTCTGTTGCTTCATAGAAGTCGTTAAACTTCGCAACAGCGTTGCCAAGATACTCGGCGATAGCTTTCAACGAAACCAGCTTTGCCATGTTCCGCATAAAGCCGTTCATCTGATTGGACAGACTGAGATAGCTCTTGCGCTGCTTTTCGTTGGCAGCAGTCACACGGTTAGCCTGTGTAACCACCTTGCTCAACTGCGGAGGGAGCTTCGCAAAAGCGTTGCCCACCTTGTCAAGCTGAGATGCAAGGGGAGCAAGAGCAGCAGAAATCTTCTGACAAGAGCTTGCAAAAGAATCAAGGTCAGTCGCTTTCAGCTTGTCGGTCAGGTCAGGAACCTTTCCGATCGCATTGAAAGCACTGCCAAGAGCTTTAAGGTTCGATGCATCCAGAATGGACAGCGGAGCCAAAGCGCTAGTGAGCTGAGTAATGCTCCCGGACATGGAGTAAAAGTCCACGCCGTTCAAACCAGACACAGCCGCTGGAATCTTCTTGATTGCATTCACGACCGTGTTGATGCTCTTTGCGCTTGCGGTCGGGTTAACGTTGGAAAGTCCATTTAGAAAGCTGGTGATTTTGTCCAGCCCTGACATTCCAGCGGATGCCTGTTTCAGCGTTGCAATGGAACCGGACAGCTTGTCAAGGCTGTTTACAACCTTTGTGACGTTGCCTTTCGTCCGCAAATTAGAAATGGCGGTAGCGAGCTTGTCGATATTAAGCTCTGCGCCCTGCGATTCCGCAGAAATCTCTACGGATAAGCTCGTAATATCAACATCAGCCATCACTACCACCATCACTTTCCATCATAGAGAACATCGTTCTATTGATTCGCTCCTGCGCCTCAACTGCGCGTTGGTATTCATACTCGTCTTTCTCCTTTTGGGTAAGGGGAAGCGGTCTATCCATGTACTTGATAGGCTTAGACCCTTTCTTTCGGAACATATTGCCAACCGTAGAGGAAAGCGCAGATGCCATGTAAAGGCCGTTTCTCCACGCTTCTGTGTTGGCTCTGCGTTCCCGCAGCTCCTCTGCGTCACGGTAGACCTTCGCTAGCCAGACATCGCCGTACCAAAACTGGTCATAGGTCATGCCGATGGAGATGTAATAGGCTTCTACATCATGGAACAGCTTGGAGAAGGAGAATAGCTCTCCCTCTTCGTCTGCTTCCTGAGATTGTGCAGTTACACAATCTCCCACGTTGCGTTTTTTGCGGTCTTGTCCTCAGTGTCAGTTGCCAGCAGGGACTTGGAAGCATCCACGAACATCTCAAGCAGAACGCCCATAAGGTCTTCCTTATCCTCAATGTGCTGGAACATCTCATCAACGACCTTGCGCTTGATGCCCTTGTTCCGTGCAATGAAAGCACCGTAGAACAGGGCACGGGAGTTGGACAGCAGATTGGTCATCTGAGTGTACTGGCCAATCTGAAAACCTGCACGTTCGGTGGCTTCCACGCTGTCACGGGTGAAGGTCAGCTCGTAAGTGTTCTTACCATCGGGGGAATGAAAGTTGATAACCTTAGTAGCCATAATAAATGCTCTCCTTTATAAATAGGGGCAGAACCAAATCCGTTGTTCAGTTCTGCCCGGTTTGATTGATTCGATTTTTTCGGTTTAGCCGCCAGTAACAGTCAGGGTCTCGCTAAACTCAGGCTTCTTGGTGAAGATGCAGTTGATGGTCATTTCCACAACCTCGTCCACGCCAAAGCCAGACAGACCAACCTGATGCATACCCTGCCAAGTGAAGCCGGAGCCGTCCTGCATCTTCAGGGCGTAGTACTTCACGGCGTTGCTCTCGGAAGTCTCATCATAGCCAGCGGCCTTGACCTTCGTATAGTCAGCCTTGTTGTAGTTAGCGGTGAAAGACTTGGTGTCGCTCTGGATGATGCCAAAGATGTTGACCTGCATGGGGTCAGACAGGGTGGTGGCATCCAGAAGGTTCGGCTCAGAGATCAGGTCGGGCACATCCTTGATGTCGCACAGTTTCGTCAGAGCGGTTGCGCTGTCGCCACAATACAGGGTGGTATTCAGACCGGAGATAGCAGTACTCATAGAATGTTTACCTCCTTAGTTTCGGTAAATCATTCCGTCCTCTCCGATTGTTGCCCCATAGCTGCAATCAATCCGATAGACGGAATTGTTGTACAGCCCATTCAACGGGGCAAACGATTTGCGATAAAATTTAAGCGGTTCAAGAACAGAATCCACGATGCCAACAATGGAGCGTGCTTCTGCAATGCGCCCGGTGTTCTTATTGGAGTAGACCCGCACACGAAGGGAAACGGCAGCGTACTTGCTGTGTCCAGCAGAATCAATGTGCACAGGAAGGTTGCTGTTTTCCTCTATCTGCACACACGGAAACTTCTTAACGTTGCTGTCGTTGATTTCACCAGTAACGAAGATGCCGGGCGCTTGCTTTCGCAGCTCCTTAGCAACAGCCGTGAAGATAGAATTGAAATAATCGATCAACTATTCCAAACCTCCCTCCACGTTGCTTCGACCTGAGAAGCCATTTCCTCAACAGCCCCCCACATAGCCATAGCTGGCTCGTTGCCGTCGGTGTAATTCAACTGACCTTTGCCGTCCACTTCCTTAACAGGAGTGCCAGCATTGCCAGATTCACCGTAGTAGTACCAGCGCTTGTGCTGTCCGTTGCCTTTTCCGTATGTTCCGTGTTCACCAACGCCGTCAGGAAGTTCACCGCCATAAGCAGAGTGCATAACGCCAGTGCCAAACTCGATGAACGCAACTGCCTTTCCGTGCGCTACGATTGCAAAGCCATTTGGCGTTTGTACCGGGTCGTGCTCAACTGTTACGTCATTGTCGCCAGCATACTGTGCGTTAGCAAACCGTACAGTCGCAACGTCAATGCCTTTTTGCGCTAGCGCCTTTGCAAATTCCTGCGCCTTTTTGTTCAGGGTGGTCTTGTACTCCTGTATCTGACGTTCCGCATCACGAAGTCCGGCATCGCTCAACCTCACTTTAATTTTCACTTGCAGCCACCTCTTTCAGCGCATACAGCGTATCCGTGATATGCTCTGCGACCTTGACCACAGTGTAATTGAATGGCTTTGAAACGTCTGTCTGAAACCAGACGTGCGTACCTTCATAAAGCGGTGTGTTGCGCTTTTTGCTGGACGAACTAACAACGTAGCTGTAATCCGTGAACGCTCCAAAAGGGTTTGCTTCCGCAGAACCAGTAGGAGGACTGACATTCAGCATCAGCTTTGCGGGTTCGCTCCACGATTCGTATGCGGATTCGCCAGTCTCGTTTCCCCACTCGTCCACAACAGGCGTTTTTTCGCCAACAGGGTTCGAATACCACAGCGGGCGTTTATCCAGCGGGCTTCCATTGAACATCAGCCGATAACACCTACTCTCGGAACCACTTCATTTAGCAGGGATTGTGCCACATCGGAGCTTTCCCACACACGAGTAATGCCGTTGTTGGTGTAGCTCGTCTGTCCGTTTGCGCCGATGTGGTTATACAGTTCCGCTGCAATGCGTATCTGCAACGACTGATACTGCAAGGGCAGCTCGTCCGGTCTGTTGCCGAAGGGGTAGCCCTGTGCAAATATCTTGTCTTTGGCGAAATCAAGCAGCAGGTCGAAGAGTGGGTAGTCCTCGTCCGTGATTTCACGGTCAAGCGCAGGGGAGATGTACTGCCCCAGTTTGACTGCCACTTCAGAATACTGGTCTCCCATGCTGCTTTCCTCCTTTCGCCTTAGTAAGCCTTGATGCAGTACACAGCGTCCATGCGCTCAAAGGACGGCAGAACAATTTCGGAGACGTAGATGTTGGTGTTGACAGGATGCACGGTCTGCTCGGTGGTAACAGCAACGCCAGTGTTCACAACGGAAACCTGTGCGTTGGAGATGCCAGCCATCAGGTCGGCTTCCTCAGGGGTGGCAACATAGTACATATTGCCCAGAGAGCCAGAAGGAGCCAGCACAACATAGCCATCAGGCAGATGCTTCTCCGCAGCTGCGGTTTCTTCCGGCTTGAACATCTTGTCGTACAGATGGATGCGGATGCCGGATGCGCTTTCGACAACAGAACGTGCCTCAGAATCGATAAGAACGGCGGTGGTGGTTTTCATAACCGTCAGGAAACGGTTTTTGACCTCTTCCGCAGCAATCATCTTGTGGAAGGTGTTTGTATTCATGTAGGCTTCGGTAATGACTTCGCCAGTGTTTGCCAGCACGGTGTTTGCGGCAGTGGTCATCGTGGCGATGGGAGTTGCAGTAGTAGGAGCATCCCACTTCTCCTTGGTAGCCAGAGCCTTGTAATTGGACTGCTGCCAAGTGCCGTCCGGGTCATAATCATAGACGTAGCTCACGCCGTTAGATTCGATAGAGATGCCGGGCTTGCCAGTCTTGGGAGCCAGAAGCTGCCAAACCATACGCTCAGGAACGATGCGTGCGCCAGTGATAAGCTGTGCGGTATCATCGTAGACACGATTGATAACGTCTGCCGCAAACTCCTGATTGGTAGCCAGAACAGAGATAATCTTGCGGCGGTCTTCCTCGTCAATGTGAGTGCCCTCACGGAAGAACGGCATACTGGTCTCGGTCATTTTGATGCCCTGACGAGTACGGAACGTAGCCTTAGTGTCAAACACGCTAGGCTTCAGCGAAACGCCAACGCCCTTGTGGCCACGCAGCCACTTCAGTTCCATGCTGACTTTCTTACGGGCAGGGAACAGAGCATCAGAAGCATAGGGCTGCGCATTGGTCGGGTCATTCGTCCAATAGGCGGCAATCGCAGCGGGGGAGAAGATTTCATTCAGATTCAGTGCCATAATTTAGTCCTCCTTACTCGCTCTTTGCGCCAACATCAGTACGGCAGAAAACGGCAGGAACAGCCTTTTTCAGAGCGGCAATATCGTTTGCAGAATAGGTAAAGCCGGACAGCTTTGCCTTGTCCACATCAATAACGCCCTGAATCAGCAGCGCGCCATTGGGGTTGACGGCAGGGTCAACGGTGTGCAGCAGAATGCCGATGGCATCGGTAGCTGCGTCAGTAGCGCTAGTGCCAGTAGTGGCAGCAGCTTTCAGGCCAGTCTTTGCCATGGGATAACCAGCCGGAACGGCATTGGTCTCCTTGACGGTAAAGGGAATGGCAACGTAGGTATCAGCAGCCAGAATAGTGCTTTCAGGAGCCGATACCGGAGTATTGGTGTACTTCATGTTTTCCTCCTTAATGGAAAGCAGTCATTGCGTCACTCGATGCCTTGTTTGCGTCTGCACGCTCCTGTGCGAAGCGTTTAGCAAAGGCAACACCTGCGCTATCTGCGCTGTTACCATTGCCATCCGCACCCGGAGGTGTGGGCATATCCTTCAGCAGGGAAGCCTTGTATGCGGTGTCATGGGCGGTCATAAACTCCGACTGGAACTTAAATACCTTGTCCATGTCGCCGTCAGCCAGCGCAGATGCAGCCTTGCCAGCCAATTCAGCGTCATAACCCTGCGCAACGAACTTTTCACGGTAAGATGCAAGGGTTTTTTCCTTGACGAGGTTTTCCTTGTCGGCAGTCAGGGCTTCAATCTGTTTCTGCATTTCTGCCAGCTTGTCAGCCTGTTCCTGTGCGGCGTTCTCATCATCGGTACGCTTTGCTTTGAGCTGCTTCTTGTACTCGGCGGCTTCGCCGTTGGCTTTCGTCACGGCGTTGCGCAGCTTCTCGACCTCTGCGTTGGGGTCTGCAACCTTTTCCAGCGCAGAAATGATTTCATCCGCGGTCATGCCATCTTTATAGGCATCACCAAGCAACACATTGAGTTTCATATCGTTAATTTCCTCCTGCGTTTTTTTACCGTTGCTTCCCTGCAACGCTGCGAAATTTGTATCCCGACTTCCCTGCCGGAATATGCAAAGGCGAAAACCTTTACTTCCATTCATCAACGATTTCCCAATCGTCACATGCCATATTTTCCATGGTGTACAAAATATCTTCCGAATCAACAAGATTTACAATCTTGCCATCGTAACAGTGCATTTCGACATAAGGCTTTTTAGAGTCTTTAGTCCCCAAGCACCAATAACCAGTCCAATGATGACGCTTGATTTTACGACCTCGTTTAAGAGAAAACAAAGCACTTGCAAAATTCATTTTTCCCCTCCGTTCTTTTCGTCTGCCTGTTCGTTCAACATTTTGTTAGCGTCAACAATATGGTCTACAGGCTTCTCTTGCGGCTTCGGCGCTTTCCCATCCTCGCCCAGCTTGCCAGCAGCAATCAGGAAGGGCTTGCTCATTTCGTAAGCAGCCTGCGGGTCGGGGAACAGACCGGGCGTAGTAAACGCCAGCTGCGGGTCAATGGGCTGACCGAGCATCTGTGCGAAAATCTGAACCTTGCTTTGCTGGTTGTCGTACTGGCGACGTGGCAGCTTGATATTGATGTCACTTGCCATCAGCTTAGAACCAGCCGTATCACGCAGGATTTTCAGCATTACAGACAGGCTTTGGCGTTCCGAGAATTTGAACATATTCTCGTACTGCTGCGCCCTTGCTTCTGTGTGATTCCAGCCGTTGCGGACGATAACTGCGCCCACGTTGTCAGACGTTGCGTTCTCGCTGCCAGTGGCACTAGGCATAGCGGTCAGGCTTCGATACACGTTCAACATGGAATCAAGCAGGGTCTGGCTCTGCTGCTGGTCAAGCTCGTTTGCAATCTGCGAGACAGAAGCAGGCAGACCAGAAGTGGATTTCAAGCACACTGCGCCAAGCTCTTTTAATTGGTTGAAATCATTCTTGTCCACAAGGCAGTTGGTAAACACCATGATGGACTGAATGAACTGCGCCACACCGTCCAGCCGGTTGCTTTCAAGGTCGTTGATGGCATCCAGAACAGGAATAGCCGGTTCAAACAGACCCATGCGCTCCGGGTTGAGCTTGTATTCGACCATCGGCAGCATCCCAAGAGAGTGGTTCTCCGATTTTGTGACTTTGCCGTTGTCGATTTCAAAATACTGGTTTGGCGTATACACGCAAATCAGGTCGTTCAGGTCATTCTGATAATTGCGTGGGATGTGCAGCACGTTGGCGATGGGCTTGTGTCCGATGCCGGAGTTGTAAATCACATACGCCATGTCTGGGTCAGGAACGTCCACCAGCAGGGGCGTTTCGTCTGGGTAGTTGCCGTTGTACCCTTTGTCAGGAAGAACAATGCGGTATCCCTGTCCGCATTCCAACATCCACTGCCAGAGCCGCCGATCAAGTGCATCTTTACCCTCATACTGCAAGGCGTTGGACAGCCGGGCAATTTCCTCACCGTCACCTGTTGCCGTTTCAGACCGCACATAAGAGCAAGGCGTGCCGCTCATATAACCTGTGTAGAAGCCCACGCACTCGTTGGCGTGGTTCTCTACAATGCGGTTTGTGATTTCAGCGTGGTATTCCTTTGTGCGGAGGAGGACAGGCTGACTGCCTAAGTAGTAGTTGTGCAAGAAGCGAATCTCATTCTTGTTCAGTAGATGAATAGGCTCTGCCTTGCCCATTACCACTTTCAGCACGTTCGCCTGATTGATTTCCGTCTCCGGCGTTTCAATCGGTCTACGTCCAGTCAGCGGATTATTCAAAAAGCCGCCAACGACCATCTGATACTCAGCCATGTGTTCCTCCTTTCCGGCAAAATAAAAAGCGCAGCAAGACAAACCTGTTAAGGTCTATCTCACTGCGCTTACAACTGCGCTTCAAAAGCTATTCAGTTTTTAAACTTTGGTACGGAGACCCATGTATCTTTTGGAAGGTTTGAATCTCCAATTGTAATCCAATGGCAAAGAGGGCACAGAAGGGAGAACTTACCTTCTACTTCGCCAAGATAACGCCCACAATCGCAAGGATTGCCGTTTGCGTCTTTTCGAGGACGCTTGCATCTGACTTTTGCTACCATCTGTGCTCCTTTCGTTGGATTTCTGGAAACAGGCTGTTGAGCACAGACCTGTCAGAAGCTACTGGGAAACTGTTCGCACTTCCAGCCGTGCTATTCTCCGCCCAGAGAAAGCCATTGCAGCCTTTACATTCAGTTGTCGGACAGACGTAAAACGGGTCGGCTGCAATTTTGGTGCTGCATAATGGATTTGAACCAATGTATGTCCGGTTATGAGCCGGATGCTCTAGCCGTACTGAGCTAATGCAACATAGAAACCCGGCTTGATTGGTTAACCGCTGCTCTTTGCAATGTCATGCCTAAACATCACATTGAGAGCCGGGAATAGCGGTGGAGGTTTTGGAGAATAAGTCCATGCAAAGCTAGGTGGTTGGTTGTGCTGCGTAACGGAATCGAACCGTTGCTTGCCAGCCATGGGGGAGACAGGCTGGCATTCCCCAATCAATCGGAAACGCAACATATAAAGTCCGGTGAAGGCGAAAGAGTGAGAAAACCTCCACCGGTGAAAGGAGGAATATGCTTGTTGACACGCACACGAGTAAAATGACAAAACCCCGCGTGCAAGCTATTCCTTTAAGGGAAGCTGCAAAACTTCCTGCGTACATTATAAGCCTTGTCAAGTGGTGAAATCAAATAAATAGACCCAGCGAACACAATATATTGTGTTTTTAATCAAAAAGGCCTCTTGACAGGCTCAATTTTACTGATTCCGTTATACAATTCATCGGCAAGCTGTGCCAGACTGTCCGGTGCATCATCGTGCGGAACTTTGCCAAGCTGCGTGAACATCGTCACCTGTTCCATGAACGCTTTGTACTCTTTTGACTGGTGTTTTTCGTCAAGGAAATAGAACCGTTTGATATCTGGAGCATACTGGATGATTCTTGACAGTTTGCTTTGTCCGCTTGGCGCACGCTGGCTACGGACAGAGCAGTGATACCCCTGCTGCCGAAGCTGACTGTCTACCACGTCACAATATTCGTCACCACCGTTGTTGGCTTCGCCACGCACAACATTGATTTTGTGTTGGATGATTTTGCCCACGACTTCCGGTCTGGTCACGGTCTTATCGCCATTGTTGAACACAAGGTCAGGGATGAACACAGCATCTCCGTACACATAAGCGATAGGGCAGGCGGTAAAGTCACCGCCGCCCCATGCAATATCCATGACCATAAGCTTGCGATCAGGCTCACCGTCAGGCAGAACGCCGTTGAAATACCGCAGTTCATCGGCAGGGAACAGCAGACCTTCACGCACATAGGGCTTGCCCATATACTTTGCCCACCATGTTGCATCGTCAATGCTGGCTTTCATATCAGCATAGTAGGCATCGTCAAAGCCGACGCCATAGTCATAATTGAAGTTGCTGTGTCCGTTCTCATCCACCGCAGGAATCACCCGAAATCTGTACTTTGGATTGTCTGCGTACTGGCTTTGGATGCGCCCCAGAGGGTCAAGCACGTTCCAACGTGTACCGACCATCAGCTCCAATGCGCCCTGCTTTTTGCGGTCTTTTAGCTGGTTCAGATAGGCATCGTACTTGTTGTTTAGACGCTCAACATTTAGGCTTTCCTCCAAGTCCTCAATCAAGTCATCGCTGTACAGAACGCCGCCCTCGCCGATTTCAACAGCACCAGTCAGAGTGCCGCCAATGGAGCGACAAGTAAGGGTAGGAAAACGCTTTTTACGGTTCAGGTCAACGCTTTCGTCCTTTGCGCTCTTATCCACGAGCTGAACGTCAGGAAAGATTTTGCCCCAGTTATAGGTAACGGGGTCAGTGATGATGGACAACACTTCGCCGTAGAAGCCATTGGTCAGCTTGTCAGAATGTCCGCTCATGACCGATGCAACGTCCGGGCGGTTTCCCATAAGCCATGTGATGAAGAAAATGCACAGCGTACTCTTACCTACGCGAGCCGGAAGACTGACCCCCAAAAAATCTATCCGCTTATAGAACAAATCCTCTAGGTCATCTGCCAGCACTTTCAGCACTCTGCGTCTGGGCTGATAGAACTTCTTCTCCGGCGCACGATTCCATTCAAGATAGATGCAATAGCTATCGAACACATCTTTTGCTTCAAACAGGTACGTCCGGCCGATAATGTCATAAATCTTCGCCACGTCCTCGCCTGTTTTCATCTTGCCCATCATGGCTGCACAGACAGAGCGTAGCTCGCCAGAGTATTTGTAGGCATCGACCCGCTTGTCTTGCGACAAAGCGTCCCTTAGGTTCACGACTGCCTGAAACCAGTCCTCATAGACCTGTGCTTCGGTCGGATTCTGCTTTGCATACGCTTTGATGCTGTCGATGATGGCAATGCACTGTTTTGGCTGCATAAAAAAATAGGCACCCCCTACCTGAAAATGTAAAGAGTGCCTACAACTGCACAAAAATTGAATATTCGGTTTTATTCTAGGTTGCGAACAATGTCACTTCAAGGCTTTCGCACGATTTGCGTCATAATCCGTAAACATAGCCGCTGCAATCTTCATGGCTTCTTCTATTGTGGGAGCCTTGATAAACGCCCTGCATCCAAACAAAACTTCACTTGCATTTGTTTTGCTATCTTCTGGAATAACGTAGATTTTTCCGTTTTCGCGTTTGGCAAGCCATGTAGGAGTACTCCTGTATGCTTCTTCTTTCGCCTTGCGTTCAGCTTCCATTTTTTCACGGACTTCCTTGAAAACAACATCAGCTTTCCGCTCTGCATCCTGCTTAGACCACGCATCGACATAAGCAAATCCTTGACCAATGATAACATTTTTCTCAACGTTATCTAAATGCGATTCGCAGCAATCTGCGCCACCATAGGCATAAACCGTATAAGTGAGTGGTTTTGCCGTCACCTCTTCGTTATCCTCGTATTCTTCAACATCGGCATCGTACATCTCTGCGATTTTCTCCGCACGTCTACGGCTCTTGGTCAGAGTAATGATGTGATATTCATCCTCTGCACCACTCGTTACTGCGTAAAGTTTTCTAGCCATACTTTCACCTGTTCTGTTCGGCAATCCGATACCATGTCTGGCGGGTCACGCCGAGCTGTTTGGCAGCGTCCGTGACCGTGAGAATGCGCTTCTCCACCTGTTCATGGAGAACGTCAAAGAGGCTGCGGTCATACTCCGTAGGCTTGCGACCTTCCTTGTAATCGGGGCGTTGACTGGCAATCTTCTTGCCCTCTCTGGTGCGTTCAACAATCATGTCACGCTCAAACTCTGCAAAGGCAAGCATCACCGTGCGAATCAGTTTGCCGGTAGGCGTGTTATTCATCACGCCCATGTTCAGAATGTTCACGGACACGTCTTTTGCAAGCAAGCTGTCAATAATTTCAATACCGTCCTTCACGGAACGAGCAATACGGTCAAGCTTCGTCACGATCAGCGTGTCTCCCGGCTGGATTTCAGCCATCAGTTTGTCCAGTTCAGGGCGATGCAGCTTCGTGCCGGTATAAACATCCGAAAAGATTTTTTGTGCGCCGTTGGCTTTCAGAAGTTCCGACTGGGCTTCAAGGCTGTTGCCGTCAATCGCCTGTCCAGCGGAACTGACACGAGCGTAACCGTAGATCATTCAGGTTCACCGTCTCTTTCAAGAACTTTGAGAGCAAATTCATCCGATGCAACATCAGCGCCAATAGGCTGAATCACGATTTGGTATTTCATTTCTTCCAAGAGCATTGCCATTGTGGATAACTTCAAATCATCCGCATTAACACGGTTTGTCACATAAGAAGAAACTTCATATCCCATTTGCCTTGCAAGAGATGCAGAAGTATATCCTCTGATTTTCATAACGGAACGAAGAATGTCCCCGGAATTGACTTTATTTTTGGTTGCACCGCCTTTTTTCTTCTCTGCCATTTTTATCGAACCTCTCTTTCGACCCAATGATAACACATTCTCGTGTCACTGTCAACACCTTCTTGTGTTTTTTGCAAATTTTTTACTATCAATATGGTGGTAAAACGGCTGTAAACTTTTTCGTTGCTTTACAAACTGTATACTTGAATAATAGCCTTACGAATTATCGAAAAATATCTTTTGAGTTACTATCACTAGGGTAAACTAATCCGTTTACGGAAGTACTATGAAATAACGTAAATTTACGTTAGAATGCGTAAAATGTCACAGATGTGTGACTGAATTATACAAATTGGGCTGTTGACAACTATATACCAAGCGTCTATAATCTAAGACAGCAGGGCACACGATGAATCAGCCAACAACGGTAGATTTATCCTTTGTGGCATAAAAAATAGGCCGTCAGCACGACCGACCAAAGTAGCACTGACGACCTATTCCACCACAAAACAGAAGCTGCGCAACCAAGGGCGCAGTCTCGGTTTCTGTCAATTATTATAGCAGAAGCAGACAACTTCTGCAATAGAAAGGAGCAAAAAACATGAAATTTCCCACGACAACCGAAGAATTTCTGAAAACCCTCGCACACGGCAAAGAGCCGACCAGCGAGGACAGGGAGTACGCAGAAGCACTGGGTAAGCTGTCCGAACTGAACTACCGGGCAGGGTACGAAGCGGGAGCAGCCAATAAGAACGGCAAAATCTGATGTCAACACTAGCGGACACAATATCTAGTGTATTTTACCTTGGCATTCAGATATTTTGTAGTTACACTTATTGCATAGCAAAACGAAAGGGGGTGAATATGTATGAGTAGTCCTTACGCAGAGCGTTACGGTCACACCGTTACCATCAGCGTGACGGAGCGGCAGTTTGCGAGTTTGCAGGAATACTGCATCAAGAACCGAGTGTCCATCTCTGCTGCGTTCCGTGAAGCGTTCTTTACGCTGCATCCAATGGATTCCACTAATGAAAACGAAAAATGATACGCTCGCTAAAGTTTGCCGACCACAGCGAACGTATCATGTAAACCCTGAGAGAAGCATTCTCTCGCCGTTATTATAGCAGAAAATCGCTTTTCTCACAAGTGAAAAGGAGCTTTTTAATGCAACTTTCTTTGTCTGAGAACATCAAAATCTTCAACAACGCCGAGTTTGGTGAAATCCGCGTCATGCTCATTGACGATGACCCTTGGTTTGTTGGCAAGGACATTGCCGCAGCACTTGGGTACGTCAACACGAAAGACGCTCTTGCAAAGCACGTTGACGAGCAAGATAAGCGTCAGGGAGATGGGGTAGCGTTTTGCGACCCCATGGGTAGAGAACAGCATCCGACCATCATCAACGAATCCGGCCTGTACAGTCTGATTTTCAGTAGCAAGCTGGAAAGCGCACAGCGGTTTAAGCATTGGGTCACTCACGAAGTTCTGCCGTCCATCCGCAAGCATGGGATGTACATGACCGACAACCTGTTGGAGACGGCTATTGCCAACCCGGACTTCGTGATCGGCCTAATTCAGAACATGAAAGCCGAAAAGGAGAAGAGTGCAGCGTTGCAGATGCAGAACAAGCAGCTCTGCGAGAAGAACGAGGAGATGCAGCCTAAAGCGGACTACTTTGACGACCTCGTGGCGTGGAACGTGTCTACCAATTTCCGCTCGACTGCAAAGGAACTTCGTATTCCAGAACGCCTGTTCATCAAGATGCTTATTTCTGACGGATACATCTACCGTGACAAGAGCAAGGGCATCCTGCCGAAAGCGGGCAAAGGTGACGGCCTGTTTGCGGTCAAGGAATACTGCAACCAGAAGAACAAGCACGGTGGCGTACAGACCAGAGTAACACCGAAAGGCCGTGAGACGTTCCGCCTGCTCTATGCAAGCATCCGTAGAAACGGATAATTGAGGTTTTCCCGAAAAATCAGAAAAATTCATACGGAGCACATTTTTGCGCTTCGTGAAATAGTCCAGCAGAAAAGCCAGTGGTTAGAGAACATCTAGCCGCTGGCTTTTTATTTACGGAACTATGAATCGGCAATCAGTGAATTTGTTTCCGTCAAAATCACCGACAAATGTAACGGTCTGGCCGGGAGAAAGCATAGAAATCTTGTCTTTTTCGTTTTCAGGGAATCCAGCCATATAAACGGTATAACCAATGCTGTGAGAAGTGATGAAGTTCACACTGAACATAACAGTGTACGGATTATCTAACTTAATCATTGCGTCTGATACACTGTTGACTTGATATGTCACCTTATATTGCTTGCCAGCGTATTTGTCTTTTGCCTTTACAGCGTTGTCGGCCGCCTGTTTTGCATAGTCATCCAAATCAAGCGTTGGAATATCATCATCTGGGTTATGCGAAGAAGCGCTGGATGCCACCCACTCACTGCTTGCGGGTTCAGAGCTTATAGGCTGTTCAGATTCGGATGCCGCTTTTTGAGATGCCGGAGTGCTGCTTGCTGAGCTTTCGGAAACTTCTTCAATAGAGCTACCATCCAGTTCCGTTGCCGTAGACTTGGCGGAGAAAGATGTAACGCCGGAGCTTGCCGATTCATCATGTGATGGCTCTGGTGTTACAGCCAAACATATAACAAAAACTGCAAATGATGCAAAGAAAGCAATTAACATCCGATTGTCTTTCTTATGCGTTGCTTTGTTGTAAAGACACAGTGCTCCAAACACAGGCGTTGCAACCAGGGCAATCATTCCAAATAAGGCGTACATTTTTTGTAGATTCCTCCCTTTCAAGGCTTGTAAAGCAAGTATAGCACAGAATATAGACCCTTTGTAGGGGTCTTTTTGTTTTTGCGGGAAATTTTTGAGATTGGCAATAGAGGGTGGGGTGATTTTTGAGCCTTTTTTATTTTTTCGGTGGTTGAAAGACTGACCGGGCGGGGCTGGGTGTCGGCTATATGCCCTTCCGGTGTCCCATGAGCCCCAGCGCACCCGGAACATCTGCACATCACAGGTAGCAGCACAGGCCGTTCCAGATGTAACGCAGACCACGCCACGCACCGGCACACACGCCCGGGCGCTGGAGGGTGGGCAGTGTGTCCGAAACTGTGCAGATTTGTACACACTCAAACATGAATGATTTTCAACACAAGAATGTGTGCAAAACCGTTGACATCAACACAAGAACGTGTTACTATATAGACAACACAAGAACGTGTTACACCACCACAAAACAGGAGGCCAAAACCATGATGAACAATAAAGAGATCGATTACACCGCCCGCCCCATTCCGGGAGATTACGAGGGCCGCAGTCATCGCGCTTGTGTATGGTATAACAGAGCCCGCGCCGCGTTTGATCTTGCCACGCTTGACGCGCTGACAACTGCCGCAGATAAAGCCGCTGACCGCGTGCCCACTGAGGCGTACGAAAAAGCAAGAAAGCTTCTTGACAGCGTGCAACGTTGGGGGCTTGCAGACGCAAGAGCTTGGGAGCTTGACAACGACAGCCGCTATTATAACTCCGCGTGGCTCAAAACCAGACAGGCTCAGCTTGCAAAGCGGCGCGTAAAGCTCAACAAAGAGCTTGCAGAATACGGCTTGCAGATTGATAGTTACGGCTTGTATCCTTGCATTCGAGAAATCACAAAGCCGGGCACAGATATGTACTTGCTTTACTGGTTTTAATGGGAGGGTATAAAAATGAAAATGGAATTTAGAACTAAGACTAACGCAAACGGGAACGGCTATTATCTTTGCATTGATACCAACGCAAAGACCTTTTTCCGCGTCCCGGAGCACTGGGTATCTAAGGACGTCCCTGTTGTAGCAAAGCGGGACATGGACACACTCAAGGCGCAGGCCATTGCAGACGGTTACACGGAGGTTTAAACCATGACAAGAACCGATGAAATCAACGCTGAAATTCGCAATCAGGCCGTGCGCCTTTATCCCAAGTGTGCCGGGCTGTTTGAGTTGCCGTTGATGGTATACACTCAGATTGTAGCGGACAACCTGACCCGCTCCAAGCCGTACCGTTTGAGCGTTGAGCGGTGTAAAAAAATCATTCTGGCGATGCCGGAGTTTGACTAATGGAGGTTTTACAGTATGATCACTTTGGACTTTTCCCAGTGGGCTGCAATCTGGTACATTGGCGGCATGGTCAGCGGTGCGCTTGTAATGATCGCATTTCTTAACAGTTAACAAAGAGGGCTGAAAAAAATGGAAAAATACGATGTAATCAACGCCATCAATAAAGAGATCGAACGTGAAAAGGACCTGTGCAGAAAGTACGTTAAATTAAACCCATCTGACAAGGACCGGCGCGAAAAATTGCGCGACGCTGCAATTGCTGCACTTCTCCGTGTTATAAATGCAATCTAAAATTGGAGGGCTAAAAAATGACGTTATTCGAAGAAAAGGTGAACGAGTACCGCGAAAACAAGCGGCTGTTGGAAGAGCTTGAAGCAATGAACGAAAGCATTAAAGCAGATATCATCTGCATGATGCAAGGTGCGCCGGAAATGGTACAGGGTACGGCAAAGGCTATCTATAAGGACGTTCAAAGTGTCCGACTGGATAGCAAGCTTTTAAAGACGCTGCACCCGGATGTATACGCAGAGTGCAATAGCAAAACTACTTACAAGCGCTTCAGCGTGGTATAATGGAGGTCAAAAAAATGAAAATTGATGAATTGAGCGAAAAACAGGTCAGCTTGCTTCTTGATCTTGAGGGCGGGCGGTTTGAGTAGTTCGAAGGGTTAAAGGAGATACAAAAATGATTTTATCCGCGCTTCTGTTTTTCTTCTGGTTTTTTTCTGCGCTGTTTAAGGCGTCCAAATAAAAAGCATTCCACCCGGTCAGAAATGGCCGGGCTTTTCTTTTGCCTTGCATCTGTTGAGGGTGTAGGGCTTTTGTTTTGCCCTGCTACAATACAGCCACATACAAGCGTTTACAGTGGATTTTATATCATCTGTGCAGTTATACCACCCACGCCGCAAAACAGCGCACACGGCTTTACAGGGGCTTTTTCTGCGATTATGCCCGCTCAACCGCCCGCGATACCAGACCGACACAAGCGGATATAATACCGCCTGCACCACGCTGGAGCACATCACAGCGCCCGGACGCGCTCAACCGATACCAGATACCACCGCCACGCCCGGACGCTGTACAGGTTAGCGCAGCCGCCCTATTATAATAAGGTATATAAGGCGCGCCGCCTGTTATGGATCCATGCCAGGCAGTACAGCACACCACAGACCATGCCAGCCCGGCGGGGTCAGCTCCTGCCGCCTGTGGATCGCTGGCAAGTGCTGACACGCTGCCAGCAGTACAGACCCGGCGCACCTACTGAGGGGTCAGCCCGGCGGCGGTCTCGATGCTTCCCACGCCCGGCGGCGCGGAACCATTGACGGCTACCGCCGCATCTCTTTTCGGGCTTTCGCCCGATAGCTAATAGAGGTCAGCAATAGTCGTAGCGTTCCGGCTGGAATAGTCGTAGTTTCTCCAATAAAATAGTCGTGGAATAGTCGTAAAGTCGTCAGACAACCAGCTTTTGAAAGTCCTGTATATCGTATAGTAAATAGCGGTTCTCTGATAGTCGTAGAGTAATAGTTCTAGCATTTTCTTACGAGCTTTCGTCAAATAGTCGTGTATTTTTTGTGTGAAATAGTCGTTTGCCTTTTAGAGGAAGAGACGTGCGATAGTCGCTAAGTCATCCGACCACTCCCAAAATCACCTCTCGTTCCAATTTCGCATAATTTATTCTTCTGCCAATTATATCTATTTCGTATAATAACCGTACTTATTATAGTATACAGATATAATTACTCCCGATAATCACGGATTATTGCGCATAATAACTCGTACCATCTGATTCTTTCTATTCCTGCTCGGTTTATTCCCAGTAACGCACTATGGTATATCATTCAATCCATAGCATTCCACTAGGAATAATCAATGCAACATTTCTACATATCCAACCAAAAGCAAAATGAAGCCAATTCTCCATGTGAAATAGTCGCAGACCATCCACCAATCCGAACATCACGCCAGTTCTCGCCTGCGGTCTGCTCTGCTGGCTAACGGTGTAGTTCTGGAGATAGAGGGTTGTAGGGGGAAAGAACCTTTCGCAAGACGTTTGGTTGTCAGTTTCAGTTGTCGCAGTTGTCGCACCATTTTCGGCGTGGGGGCCTCAAACAATTTATTTGTTTGAGGGGGGGAGTTAGGGGGATTATAGGGGGTAATAGGGGTTGTAGGGGAAAGAGGGGGAAGAAAGGGGGGAAGATTGAATGCAAACGCATCATGTGCATCCATTTGCATGCAAACGCATCACGCTGATAGTCGTAGCCATATCAGCCCAAACGCCACTCAATCGAGACGGCTCCTGCTCAAAATCAGACCTTGCCGTTTTCTCTCGATAAATAACAGACGAAAAAAACACGGAATAGTCGCAGAGGGTAGTTTTACCACCTGATACCATTCCATGCTTTCTGATACAGTAGTTTTGTAGCCGCGCAAGCTAAGATTAGATATTCTTGCTCTTTCGTGCCTTACGCAGACGTTCTGCAAGTGCTGCACGCTGCTCTTCGCTGATTTCACGGGTGATGGGCGAGCGGAACTTCACAAGACGCTTCGGCATCGAATAGGTCTTGGATTCCTTGCACCGCTTGGCAGACAGCTCCTCCATGAACTTGTACGTATCGGGGAACTGCTCACAGAGCTTGTCCAGCTTGCGGATGTAAACCGGGTCTGCTGTGTAGACTTCTGCGGTATCCTCCGCTGCGTTGAAGTTGATGATGGTTTCACGTTCGATGTTGGTAAGTGCCATAGTTGTTTTCTCCTTTGCGTTATTTCTGGATGATGTTCAGTTCGTCAAAAGGCTTCCGCTCTTTTTCCGTTTTGTTTCGTTCTTCCGCTAAACGCTTTTCTCTGCGTTCGCGTTCTGCACGTTCATGCTGTTCTCTTTCTCTCCGCATTCGTTGAGCGTTCTGATTTGCGATGATTGCGGCAATAACTCCACCAGTGTTTACAAACATAGTCTTTTCCTCCTGTATTTTGTGTAGCGAAAAATATTTATGGGGTTCAGACGGTAACTTTATCGTTCAGACCCTGTTATCTGTTTTTCTTGCCTATTCTGCTGTGACGACACGAGCGCAAAAGCGATGTTACATCCACACGCATTCTTTGAACTGCTGCGTTTCCATCTGGAACGTGATGTCCAGTGACCCCACGTTTCCCTCTTTGTTCTTCTCGAGCGCAAAGTGATAATGCTGCTCTGGTCGCTTTTTCGTGGTCACGTTCTGTGCCAGCAGGATGATTGCGTCTGCGTCCTGCTCGATTTGTCCTGATTCTCGCAGGTCTGCGGCAGTCGGTGGGATACCAGCTCTTGCGGTCTCTCGATTGAGCTGTGCAAGTGCTATCACCAGCGTTCCTGTGGACTGTGCAAACTCATGCAGCGCCATGCTGATTTCTGTGACGGCGCTGTATCGGTCTTTTGCTCCGGCTTGATGGATAAGCTGCAAATAGTCGATGAATACTACTTTGGCTTGCATCCTGATGGACTGTGTTCTAATCCATCCAACACTCTTGCCAGCAGCAGAGCGGACGAACAGCGGATATTTCTTGATGGCTGCCAGCCGGTCAAGCTCGTCAATGCTGACGGTCTTGTTTTTGACCGTGTGCAGCGGTACGCCTAGCTGGTTTGCGATAATACGAGCATAGAGCGTGTCAGGGTCGGTCTCTAAGCTGAAATACGCCACCTTACGTCCGTTCTTTGCTATTTCACAGGCAAGTTGCAGGGATAGAGCAGTCTTGCCAGCAGACGGTCTGCCGCCGATCACAACGAAGTTGCCCGGCATAAGATGCAAGTTGTTATCCAGCACTCTAAGCCCTGTGCTGATATACTCCGGCTTATCATCCAGCTTGCGGATATAATTGTCTATGCCGTCACACATCGGGATGAAATCGCTTCTCTCGTTGTGTAGGTTGATAGCTTCGCCTAGCTGCTCATAGATGCCTGTCAGGTCTGCGTATCTGGTCGAACTATCAACGATTTTGAACGCAATCTCTCTGGCTCTGGACAATGCTGCCTGTTCTTTGACGATTCTAGCCCACCCAAGCATCATGTCGTGGGTGACGTTGCGGATGAACTCTGCACCGAAGGCATCCAGACATTCACCCATTGCTTTCTTGCAGTTATCGTACTGTCCCATGACTTCTACCGGGTTCCACTTGTCGTTGTGTTCCCAATAGCCAAGAATGGCAGCGAATGTATCACGCAGTTCAAGGCAGAAATCTTCGATTTTAAGGTCTTGCAACACATCGGCGTATTCCGAGAACGTAAGGACTGCCCCTAGCAGGATGTATTGGGTCTGATTTTCAATATTCACCGCAGAAAGTCTCCCTCGTCAGGTAATTCAGCCATTGTCTGCTGATAGCCACCGTTCCAGTCCTTCACGTTACGCATCCAGTTCCGTGCAGCAGCTTTCCAGTCCTTCATAGGCGATTTACCGACCTTCCATCCATTTGCCGTGAAGTGGTCAACAAACCGCTCCGCTTCTGATTCCATGTAGCCCTTCTCGGAAAAGTATTCTCTTGCTTGCTCGACAGTCGGTGCTTTGAAGCGTTTTACTTCGTTGGTATTTTTCTTTTCACATTTTTCTTTTTTATCAGATTCAGATACAGAATCAGATACAGATAAGGCATTGTTTGCATCCATTTGCATATTTTGCATACCAGTGTATGCGTTTGCATTATTGGTATGTGTTTGTATGCACTTGCATTTTTCATCGTACCAACGCTTATTTGCGTTCTTTCTGTTTTTCTCGATTCGCTCCTGTCTTTTCTGTGCATTCATATCATCAAACGCCTTAACGACTTTCCAGAGCATCCGCATAGCACGGTCGTTGTCGTATGCTGGCTCAAGCCCAGTCTCAACATACTGTGCGTAGTTGCGGATGAATGCTCCAAATTCCTCGTCTGTCAGCTCGTCCATTGCATGGACGTGTTCTAGCAGAAGAATCATTGATGTTCTCGGCTTGTGTTCCTGCTCCATACTTAATCCTCTTTGTAGCGTTTGTTCCATGCTTCGATGGCTTTTTCGATGGCGTCTTCGGTTTCGTCGAAATCAGGCCCATACGCGTGGCAGTTGGTGCATTCGACGAATGCCGGAGAAATTTCACAATCCGGCGTTACGCCCATGCCGATATATACTCCATTGCTGTCGATTTGCGGTTCAGGGATAAAATTGCCGCCTTTGAGTTCTGCTCTGCCACCGCAAAACGGACATCTCTTAAGTTCTTCCATCTTTAATCCTCCTCAAAATAGGCACTCAGCGTCAGATTCACGCAGCCAACCTTCGCCCGGAATGTTGACTATCTCATAATACTGCCGTGCAACGTAGATTGTTTTCTGCCCATCCTCAGCAATCAGACCGACAATCAGATAGTTGCTAGGAGCCATAAAGAACCAAGGGTTGCTCTTGTAGGTCTCGCCTTTCATCCAGTTCTTCATCCTGTTCACGGCTTTTTCAATGTCCTTGTCGGGACAGTCTGGGTTGTCGTACGCAAAGAAATCCTCAGGAAATTTAAGTTTTTTCACTTTCTAAATCCCTCTCTTGTTCTCATGATTCGCTTATGTGCTTTTACAGGCTTTGTGCCTTTGCCGTATGCTGGGCGGATATGTTTTGCCTTGATATATCCACAAGGCGGCTTCGGCCCGAAGTCGAAAAGGCTCAAGTCCATAATGATGATGCCAAACTTCTTGTTCGTCATGTTTACTGCTCCTTACGCATACCATTTCGGTGCTTCGTTAAAGATTTCCACACCTTCTGTAAAGCCAAGCCTATCTAAGGTCTCGCACATAATGCCATCCATCACGCCATGCACACGCTCCTCATCATTTCCGTATACTCTGTACGCTTCTCGCATGGCAGCTGTAAACGAATCAATCATATCTTGCGTAATAACGATATTGTTTTCCATAAGTCCTCCTACACCATCGGAAACGCCATCCAATGCGTCACCGTCACATCTTTCGGAAGTCTCTCACCTATCTCATCCCAGAACTGACCGTCTGCGTAACAGCCAAGAAAGTACGCTGTCGGCGAAAATCCTTGCAACATTTTTCCATCTTTATCACGCAATGTTGTCTTAGTCGCAAGCAACAAAGGCTGCGTTCGTTCTCGTGGCGCTTCGCTTGCTGGATGCCAAAGGGTGTTAGCCATTTCTGTCACCTCTTATATTTGACGCAAAGCAGATAAAAGCCAATGGCAAAAGCAATCATGTGCGCTAATACTTCAATATATATTCCGTATATAGACACCCCTCCGGCAATTTTCCATACGAAACACTCAAATGCACAGACGTTGACAACAACCACCATTCCAGCAAAAATTGAAAGCAAAACGCCCATCAAAACGTCACTCATTGCCCTTTCTCCCTTCAATCTCCATCCCACACACCGTCAGGACGCATCTTTGCAAACGCCAACAGACCGCACAAGGCACGTTTGGCGTTGCCCTCTGTGGCGTTCCAGTAGTCGCTGTCGCCTACATCGTCACCCAGTGCAGAAATAGCCTTTTCAAGCATCGGGATGCTCTCTGCGCCTGTTTTGCCATAGATGGAGCGGATGCCGTTCTCACCAAACACTTCCGGCTGATAATAGAAGTGACCATAATTATAGGTGACGTTGAGCCACAGTTCTTTCGTACCACCCATAGCGCGCATATTACCAGCGATAAAATGCGTACTATCTGCTTTGAGCGGTTTGTGCGTTACAGGGTCGCAAAGTGAAATATCATAGCTCATTTTCTCTTTTCTCCCATTCTTTGCACACATCTTCCGGGTCTGTAAAATCAGCTCTGCGCTCCGACAGACCGTTGTAACAGACCCAAGAGAATCCGTCGTGCCATTTACAGTTGGAGCAGGACTTGTCCACGGTACGACAGATAAGCTGTCCTTTGATATCCAGCAGAATACCGTTGCCGAGCTTCATTTCCTCACTCACATTTTTCAGTTCAAGCCTACGCTTCCTGATTTTCTCTCCCGTTGTCATACTCTTCCAGTTCCTTTCTGATTTTCTGGCGTTCAATCTGCTTCAATCTTGCCTTTGCCAGCTTGCGGTTGTCAGCCTTGCGAATAGCCCAGTTGTTGCGATGATTTGCCCAGCAAGCGTATCTATGGCTAAATTCGCTTTGGTCGTACCATCCCTTTCCAATAAGCCCTTTATAGGTCTGCTGCCGTTTCATCTTTCTTCTCCCATTCCTTGCATCCACGTTCGTCCCACACAAAGTCTGCAACGTGTTCTGACTGGTCGTTCACGCACACGACCTCCGGCTCCGCGTACCATTTGCAAGAGCCACAGGATGGCTCGGATTTGTTCTTGCAGGATTCTGCTGTGCATCGGATAGCCTTGCCAGCAGAGAACTGCTTGATGCCCATGCAAGAGCAATGTTCGGTTGTGCAGTAGAAGTTCATTCCTCTATCTCCTTCCACCCGATGAACTCGCATAAACCAACAGTGTTATTGGCGCAACGATGAATGAGGACTTTATCGCTTATTTTGAATTTTGCGATAAACCCAATTTTGCTTTCTTCCATTTCGTTTTCAAACATCCAATCAACGATGTCCTTATCGATTCTGACATCGCTTTCGTCCGCTATGGTTGCAAAGCACTGTTTGCACCTGTAAAGAGCGCACTTTTTCATTATCTCTGCCCTCTCTTTCCCCTGTTGAACCGCCCGATCACTCGCTTATATTCTTCATAGCACTCCGGGCATAGGTCGCCTGTGTCCCTGCGCCACGCCCAGTCCTTGAAGTATTCGTCGGGGTTCATCATCCTGCCGCTCAGAACTGCTCCGCAGCGGTCACACACTCGCTTGTGGTAGATTCCTCTGTCAGTTTGCATCAGATTCGCCTGCTTTCTTTTTAGATGCGCGTTTTTTCTTTGGGTTTTCAATCTGTTGCGGAATAGAATCAATCAGCTTCTTGAACTTCTGCATAGTTTGATATTCAGTCAAACCAAACATAAACTGCGCTAGTTCTAACGGCGTTCCAACCTGTTCTGAACGACCGTCAGGATATGTAATGATTTTCATTGCTCGTTCTCCCCAACATCCTTAAACAGGGTTTCTTTGTTTGCTTTCCAGTCTTTGATTTTGCACGGAATGTCCGTTCCGGGCACTGTCTTTTTCAAACCATCCATCTGCCAGACGTTCCATGAGATGACGTCTGCAATGGCATCAATCAGCACCGGCGACATACGGTGATTCTCAATCTCATTTCCGAACAGCGAGCGAAAATTCTCCATCAGCGTCAGGAATAAATTGCACCGTGCCAGAAGTAAGTTATCTCCTTGCCACTCATAGCCGTATGTACTCATGTAAGCGTTCATGGCGTAGTTGAGCCAAAGGCTGTAATCCCAAACTTTCGGGTCTTTGAAGTGTTCCTTTGTTATGGCATTCAGCTTTCTATCCAGCAAACCTATTCTGCCTGGCACGGCAATCATCTGCCCTGTGGCGGTGTCGTATCGACTTGTCAGGAACGGTGCTTCTCCACAGGTGACTTCAAGACAAGTCTTGTTAATATACTCCTTCCAATCCTCGCCCTTCAGGTCGTTTTCGGCAACGTCTGCCATCTTCTTGCAAACCCATGTCGGTGTAAACACCTCTGCTTTCTTACTGGTGCGCTTCTTTTGGTCTGCAAGCCGTTTCTGCACACGAGGGACAAGCTGAAACCTATCCAGCTGTTCCAGTGTGATTTCATCTGCAAAGCCAACGCCCAGTTCAGGCGGCGGGTCTGTCGCCCAGATGATATTCTTTCCTGTCGTGTGGTCTTGCAAGAGGACAGGAAGGAACGTGCGTAGGCAAGGGTCGGAGAAGTCAATCAACTGGGTCATGGGTGTATCCATTGTGGCTGTTTCATTCTTTGGTTTCTTTCCCATTCCATTTCTCTCCAAAAGACGTTTATGCGCTTTTTCTGTTCGATTTGTGATAGCCGAAAGCCCTCTGACTGCCTACATTTTGTGATGCCAACAATGCGGCTTGCATAGTGCTTCGGACAACAACGCTTGCCGGGAATTGGTGGTTCATCACAATAAGCACATAGGCCAAGTGTTTTTCTATAAGATTTCCCTTCTCTTTCCGTTTTTTGCTTTTCTTTTGTCCTGCATTCAATGCAGGACTTAAATCCTTTTGAAACAGGACGTTTCATGCAAACGGGGCATATTCCTTGTTCTTTCAGCCTTTGACGTTTTTCGCGTTGACGCAATTTATGCTTTTGCAGATAATCGGATTTTTGTTTCTCTGTTCTATTTTCATCATGTTTTTGATGACTTGCATAATTTTTTTCTAAACAAACAGCACATCTAACTCTTCCGGGTTGCGCATCATTAAGGCAAAACGGGCAAATTCCATGTGAAACGTACCAATGATATCTTTCACGCTTATCGGCATTTCTCCGTTTTCTTAGTTCGTCTTTGCTTAGCTTTTCCAGAAAAATCACCTTGTTTCACATTATCTACTATCCAGCCAATTCCGCATGGCTCAAGTTGGAATCCACATTTCTCAAGAATCTTTTTTGCTTCTCCGTCAATAAATTCAGGATGATTGCCAGCTTTTGTTTCCTTATAAATGCGAACAAGTTCTCGAAACGTGACAAGAGATGGAGTTTGAAAACCTCTCACTTTAATCCCATCAGTCCATGACGTAAGCATCTTGTACAGTTTTTCCATCAGCTTTCCATCCTCTCCATCCATCAAAAAGATACGCTTCGCAACGATTGAACCGAAAAGTTGGATGTTTGCCCCAGAAATGGTGATATTGACATTGATATTCATTCCACCACGGGCAATTTTTTTGAGGGCAAATTATGTCAGAGGAAGAATCAATCTTTTCACCATCGTCCGTCATGGAGCGGATAAAATCGCCGTTAGTCATCCTCGACCACCCCTTCTACCACCTCTTTGTACTCCACGTCAATCCCCTTCGGCAAAGCCGTCTGGTACTTCTGTGCGAGCTGTTCTGCACTCTGGGCATCGCCCAACGGTTGTTCAGGCGGCGCAACGGTGACTTCCACGTTGTCACGCATACCAAAGTAGTTCTTAGCTCGAAAAATCCACTCTGCCGGATTCTCCTGACCGTACATACCGTTGTACGCCCACATGGACTGCATTTGCAGAATCAGCTTCAGGATGTACTTCTGCTGCAAGCTGTCGTCACGGCGCTTGCCTGTCATAATCTGTCTCAGGCTAGGCCATTCGATGCCCAGCACCAGTGCAATCCATTCCACCACAGGGGAGATTCTGGCTTCGATGCAAGCGTCAAAGAAGAAATCAAGACGTTGCTGCACTTCAATGGGGTTGTTCATGTCCACGCTCGGAAGGTCGCCAAAATACTTGGCTGCAATCATTCCAATGACCTTCTTGTCCTCTTCGTCACCAATTCTTGACTGCAAATCGCCTGTGTTCATCATCTTCGATTTCTCGATAGCCAACTCTTGCTGTTCTTTCACCTTTTTACTCACCTGTGAGCGGATAGATTTCCGCTTGTTAAGCATCTGTTGCTTCTTCTTCTCACGCTCTTTCTCACGCTTCGCAGCGGCTTCTTCTTTCGCCTTTTGCGCCCGCTTCTCACGCTTTTTCTTTTCAGCTTCGGTCAGCGGCGGTCTGCCACGACCACGCTTCGGGGGTGTTGCCAAGAGTTATCACCTCTTTATTTTTGTTTTAAATCCATTCTTGCACCGCAGTTCGGGCAATAGTTCGCATAATTACGGCGATTTTCTATCGCTTCTTTCAGAATGTTTTCTTTTTCTTCTCTTATATTCCATTCGTATGTGTATTCTTCACCATCCGGTGCATATAAAGTTTTCGACCACACTGTATAATTATTCGGATGATGTTCTCCACACAACGAGCATTTCGCCGTCACATAGGCTTTTAATTCTCGTTCTTCTGACATCGTGTCCATATAATAAGCATCTGGTGAAAGTTTCCAATATCCGTGTTTTAACTCTGCACGTTCTTCCATGTTCTCACCTCTTCATTTTCGTTTCGATTTTATCCAGCTCGGTTGCAATCCACCAGACGGAGCAGCAACCGTCCAACTGCCGCCACCAAGCGCACTTTTCTTTCTCGCATACGCACCGACCAAGCGGGTTGCTTGTCAACTTCATCGGGCAGTAAAGTTCGTTATCCATTAGTACTCCTTCTCGATATGAACCCTTGCAACGCCGACCATCACATCATCGGAGCAGCTCATAATCCTGCCGTTACGGAGCGACACGCAATTATATATAGTGCCGCTGCAAAAGATGGGACTGCACGTAATCTCACTTGTCTTCATGCAGCCATATTACGCATAGACTTCTGAATTTTTATAAAAGCAGCAGATTCTTCACCGTATAGTGCATCAATCTGCAGCTTCAACTGGCTAAGCGATTCTGCGATTTCGTGGATATGCTTTCTTCTGTGCTTATTCATTTGACTGCTCCTTATCGGGGGGAAAGCTCAAATGTAACTTTCAACTTCTTGTTTCCAATAACGCCCCACATCTTTTCGAGCTTCGTTTTGTCGGAACGCTCCATTTCAGTAATAAAATGAGACAGAACAGCGGAAACTGCTTCATCGGTCACATTAGACTTGCTTCTCTATAACTGTAATCCATCTTTCCGCTGCTTCATCATCGTTCCGGCATAGATGGTTCCGAATAGCCCACACCCAACATGATATTCAGCCATTTTTATTCTCCTTTCAGCCATTCGTTCAACTTTGCCATGCAAGAGGGGCAAAGAAACGGCTCATCATAGCAATCGCAACTCCAGTAGTCCCATGCGTCATGCACGTTCTTGTCAACCAGAATCACGGCGTTGGGCTTATGTCTCCCCATCTCATCGGGCGGTTCAGGATTAAACACTTCTCCGCAGCGGTCGCATTTCATTCTCATGTTCTTTCTCCAATCTCTTTAGCAACCCGTCCACGTCATACCGCCAATGGACACGCAGCCTTTTTGCTTTGACCTCTATCCCCTCTTGTTCTGCCCACTGCCAAGGGATGCTTTTGCGTCTCTCGTTGTAACGGAACGCTAGAACCTTGCTGGCAGGGATTGCAAAGGTGCGGTTGACCGCCCGGTAATTGACTATCACATGGGCGGTCTGACCGCTATACCCCATCGCATCCACCATGTCTGTGATGTGCTTTTCCTTGCGGTATTTGCACTTTGTCTTGTCGTACTTGCCGAACACCTTTTCAAGAGGGATAGAGGGCGTTTCGATGGTTTTCAGTTCAAACAGGTGGTTCATCGGGTATCGGTACACAAGAAAGTCACAGATGTTGTCGATGGAAAAGGACAGGTTCTCGTTGCCGCCGTAGTAGGTGGCAGCGCTGTCTTTCAGCCGATAGCACCACGCATCCTTTGGCACGGACGCTTTGAAGTCTGCTTCAAACTGCTTACCGGTGTTCATTCGTTGTCCTCGATTTTTTTGGCTTCTCTGATACGCAGTCGAGCAAGTTCGCTATTTGCATATCGCAGTTGCCAGCTACCAAACCAGCCTTTGTGAACAAGTTTTCCGGCGCAGTAAACAAACTCCTGCTTCATCAAGTCATCAAGTGAAATGATGTAACCGCCCGGCTTATACTTTCTTTTATTCATCCTCGTTCACCTCTAAATTCACTTCCGAGAAACCGCTTCTTGCCACGTTCCCGGTGCTTGTCCTCGTAGTTGCGGTGGTACACGCTCTGGCTGTGGTTCAGCTCATGCACGAACGCCTTGCGCTCCTCGAAGTCTTTCTTCTCTGCTTTGTACTTCTCGCAAGTGCCGTGGCAAGCTGTGCAGCGTGATGTGCAGTTGAGACAACATGTAATCATTCCAATTCACCCCCATTGTTCGGACATTGCATTTGCCACGCCCGGAAAAGTTTTTGCACGGTTCCTTGCACGGTCAGTGGTAAACATTCCCTTATGCTGCTCACCATGCTTATGCGAGTAAGATCCAGACGGGCACCATGTCGCGGTAGGTTCTACGATGTTTGTCGGGTGCAGCGGCGGTACACCGCGCTCCCACAGTAACGTTTTCTTACTGTACGGATGTCCGTACTCGTAGGGCTGGATTGCCTGCGTAGGCTTTGGGTAATCAAAAATCTTGCTGGGGGTTGGATTCTCAATCACCACTTTTTCGCAATCTGCCGCCCACACGGCAAGAAAAAGCGCCTTGCCGCACAATCCCTCATAATACCGGGAAAGATTGAGCTTTCCTCCCTTGTACAGGTGTCTTGCTCCCGCGTTGCTCGTCTTTGTGCAGGGGACAAATGCGATAATCATATCCCAGCGGGGCACATCATGCGCGATTCCGTCCATGGTCACGACCTGCCCCCCCTCAATAGCCTTTAGGCAGTCACCGAGAATATGCCATTCTGGATGCCCGCCGGACGGCTCAATCAGGTCGCAGGAATAGGCTTCGTGGTCTTTTGCGCGAAACGCTTTGCACACTTCTTGCGATTCCTCGCAGGCAATCAATACTTTCATCTTTCCAAACGCCCGTCCAGCCAGATAGCGCAGCTCTTATATAAGGTAGGCGGTCAGAACTTTGCCGAAGCGAAAGCCTTGCTCATATCAGTGATAATGTCATATCGGTCTTGATATTTGCTGTACACAGTCGTTCCAGTTCCAAGACCAATCTGCGTCTGGTTGATGGAAGCAGGAACTATGTAAATGCTTTCCTTCTCTTCGTTTTTTGCGATCAGAAAATAAACATCGCAAGTAGGGAATCGTTTTTCAAGATTGAACGAATAGCAAAAACTCTTGTTTGCCCTGCTCGGTCTCGCTGTTTTCACATCAACCTTAACGCTTCCATTAACATAAAGGTCGTAAGCATATCTGGTTGTCATCCGTTCAACGGAAAATCCGTGTTCTTCCAGCAATTTTATTGCAAGTTCTTCTCCGTATTTTCCAAACTGAGTTTCGCTTTCCTTCATCTCGATTTTGAGAAGTTCAGCCACCTTGTAGTAGCCACCCGGAAACCGCTTGATGGCATTTGTTACCTTGTTGTTACCGTAGTACCCGCTCAATTCGCTTCTTGATGGCATTCTGGTCAACCCAGTAGCATCCATACAATCTTTTACGGATTGAAGAATCTTCTCTTGCGTCCAATACTCTCCAAATGCGTGTCCCATGCGCGAACACCTCAGAACGGCAACGAACCGTCGTCCTCAATCACAGAAAAGTCATCGTTGCCGCCCTGCGAGTAGCCAGAACCAGATGCGCCAGCCAGCGTTTTCTTCGGTCTGACCTCATAGTCACCGGAACGAATCTTGTCAACGCTGGTGAAACGGTCAACGACAAGCTTCGTCTTGATGTTCCCATCGTTGCCCATGTATTCTTCCTCACGGAGAACCACGCCTACCAGCTTGCCACGCAGGGTCTTTTCGTCATTGTTGAACTTGTAACCAGGATTGGACTGCTCAACAGCGGTGATAAAGCCCTTGAAGAACGGCAGCGCCTTTTCCTTGTAGCTCTTGATGGTCTTGCCACCCCATGCCCACTCGCCCGGATTCAGCTTGCCACGCTCGATAAGAGAAGCGGTCTGCTCGCGCCAGTATCCCTTGAACTCGCCCTCTGTGACTTCCCACTCGATGTTCAGACGCTCCTTTGCAGGCTCGTCCGTTGCCTTGCAGATACCGGCAACATAGCCGCCAACAGGCAGGTCACGGCGCTCGGTGGCTTCCTGTACGTCATTCCAGTTGATGTTCTTCATCTGTTACTCTCCTTTGTTATCCGGCTGAACCGGGATGTTGTAATACTCACGGATGGTCTTGTCTACGGCAGCAAGGTCGTTCTCGATCAGCGCATCGTTGAACATCCCAAGAGGGGTTTTCACGGTGTCCATCCCATTATTGCGGGTGCTGAACAGGTATCGCCCATCCTGCACAACCGTTTTCAGAACGATGGTGAAGTACCCTTCCACGCAGACCTTCTCGTCCAGTAGCTTGCCGATGGTTTTGAACTTCTCGCCACCGTCTCCGTCACGCTCGCTGTGACCGAAAAAGTAGACTACCACATCGTCCGGCAGTTCCTTCGCACGCATCAGCAGGGAGTTGAAGTTAGCTGCCATGTCGGTAAACTTCTGGTACCCAGCGACCTTTGCGTTTCGCATGAACTCGCCGGTCATAAGGTAGGTGGCATCGTCAATGACGATGGACTTCCGCTTGGTACTGTGGATTGCAGCATCAATCTTGCCGTAGTTATTGGTAATGTATGTTTTCATGTTGCTTCGGAACGGCAGCGGCTTTCCAAGCACGTTGATAACCGCCACCTGTTCCGGGTCAAAGTTCCGAAGCGAAGCAGACTTTCCGCTGCCGGAATGACCATAGACCATTACTAATACTGCCATTTTTCTTTCCTTTCTTCGGCTTCATTAGGCATTATTGTTCTTACTTCGGCTTAACTTGGCTGTATAAAATCAACCAGCCATCAGTTCTGCCAACTGTGCGCGGAGGTCTTTCAGCTCTGCTTCCCTGTCCTCAATCTCGGACTGCAAGTCCTCGATCGTTGCCAGCCGGTCGGCTTCTTTTGCTTCCGCCATCTGCTCGTTGGTCATGAAGTACACGCCGTCCTCCGGCTCTGTCACGCCACCGAATCTGTCAAGGTTAATCATCTTTGGGTCTCCCTCTCTTGCGCTCCTCTTTTATTTGCAGTGCGCTGTACCACTGGTCTTTGTCGATTTCGATGGTAGACCACCGATGGTTACAAGAAATGCACTTCTTTCGGCGAACGATGCTATCGTGGTCAGACCGGCTATCAACCGTTGTGATGTTGTCGCTTCCGCACACTGGGCATTTCATTGTGCGTCCCTCCACTTGTTGGTATGAGCGGGAATGCGGTTTAACTTCCCCATCCGTTCGTTATCTTCATGCTCTTTTTCCGCGCTTACTCCAAGCGCGCACAAAACCAGAGCGGTGGCTAGTAACATCAGTGAAACAAATGCCCATATAAGCATCTGTACTGCAGTCTCGCATCCATTTATTGTATCGCCACAGCTAACGGCTACGATTGCAGCGACGATACCAAGCATGGTAAGCACGTTTCCTTTTACGGTTTTCATTTTGTCCCTTCTTTCAGAATGATATCGAATAAAAATGGTTTGTTTGCATCGATTACGACTATTGCATTTAGCACTTCGGCTATTTTTGCAAGCGTATCAGCCTTAATACCCGTCTTGTACGGTGCTCTATTCGGACTTGTAATGTTGTATATCGTTGGGGCTGATACGCCACTTCTGCGGATAAGCTCTGATGCCTTCATATCGCGTTCTTCAAGAGCGGCTTCCAGCGTCATTCTTTTCACCACTTTTGCTACCAAAGTTAAAAATCCATCCTGTTGCCATTACAGCGGCTGCCGCAATGATTCCCCATGTGCCTTTTGCACCGACCAGTAGTTCAACAAGATGTACCAGCCACAGGTTCAAAAGGAACGCTGCAAGAATCAACGCCAGAACGATGCCCCAGATTAGGGCGATTTCCACAAGTGCTTTCATTTCTATCCCCTTTCGTTTATTTTTTCGCCATTGCAAATCACGTCTATGCCCTGCTTTTCCATTGCTTTGCTATTCTACGCCTTGCATACATAGCCGTTGCTGTTCTTTGCTTTTCCACGCTCCTCCATGCCTTTGCAGATCTCCTCAATTTGTTGTATTTCCTTTGCGTTGCGTCTCACGGCAATGCCATAGCCATGCTATTATCAGCAATTCCGAACTGTGCCGTTGCGGAGCAAATCATGTCGGGTCTATGCAATTCCATTGCTCGTATGAACCTTGCTTCTCCATGCCTTTGCAGGTCTCGTCAAATCAGCGCATCGCCGTTGCCGCTCAAGTCGCTTCGTCTCCAAGCATTGCCTTAGCATTTCTGAGCCAATCGTCACTATGCCGTTGCCGTTCCACGCCGAGTGCAGCACATCCCAACCCCGCCATAGCGGTTAATTGAGGATTTCGTAGGTATATCGCCCCTTGCCACTGTTGCGCCACTGGCCGATGCCGCGGAGCTGGCCATAATCCAACCACTCGCGCACAACCTTTTCGTGGCTGTCGTCAAGAAGGGTTACGTCAAACTCGCAGGTGCTGCCCGCCGGAATTTCCTCACTGTTTGCAAGGCTGACGCGCTCGCCCTGTGCGGTCTGTGCGCGGAGCGGGCGCTGGCATTCGCCGATCTCTCCGTTTACCCGAATCGGAATCATGCGGGGCTGAACGAAGATTAGGCCGTCAATGACCTTCTTGTAAGCAGTCAGCTTGCCGCTTTCGTTCACGGCCTTCTTCTTGCCAGTCTCGGTCTTGCCGCCGATGCGGGAAAGCATACCGCAAGCATCCTTAAACATGCCTTTGATTTGGTAATCGTAAAAGATCGGATTGCCGTCCGGGTCACGCGGGAAAACGGTCATGCCCTTGTCAGCTACCGCATCGGGGCCAAGAGCCGCCACTTCATCCTCGATGGTTGCAACATCCGGCGACTTGCTGGCGATGAACTCTCTGGCAATGTTCTGGTTGCTAGGCCATGTGCCGAGAACTGCTTCGATGAATGTGATTCTTACTTTGATTTTTTTCATTTTTGCTCACTCTTTCTTTCTCGATGTGTTCCAACCGTTCCTTCTCACGGCTGTGCCAACGGATTTCCCGCTGGCCGTAGTATTTACCATTCATAAGTCAGTTCACCTGCTGCAAGCATCCTCGACACCTCACCGTAATGCTTGCCGATTTTGTCAGCAAGCGCTTGAACTTGCCCTACGGACGGAATCTTTTTTTCTTCCAATGCTTTCTTATTCAGAATTCGTTCTCTTCTCATTTTTTGATTTTCTGCAATGCTCGCAAAAGCAGCGTTTCTTGCACATTCTTTATGATACTTTTGAGCCGCAGACGTTTTAATCATTGGCTCTCCGCACCATTGACAAGTGGTTTTTACTGGTAAAAATCCATGACTTTCGCTCAATGCTTTTCGTCTTGTTCTTTTTCGTTCCAGTGAAACTTCCCTTTTGCAATCTGAGCAATATTTTTTTGTAGGGTTGACTGCGCCAAGTAGAATGCCACAGCGCTCGCAGTATTTAATTTCCACGCTGCATCTCCTCTTTCAGTCTGGCTTCCCTGTTATGACGTTCAAAGCACTGGTTGATGGACTTCTCCATCCAAATGACCTTGTTAGCATCGTTTCTGGACACGCCAGCAGCCATCGCCAGTTTTAATTTGCGTTTGCGGCTTTGCGCCTTGCGAAAATTCGTCACCAGCACTCGCCTGCCTTGTCTGTGATGAACTTCGGGACTTCCCGACCTGTGGCAATGCACAGCGCAACCAGCTTTTCAACCCAGATGTTAAACAGGCTTTCTTTTGGCATATAGCACTGGCCAACACAAGGCTCATTAAAGCTTTTCCAGATCGTCAGGCCGACAGCGCCATCCGTAACCGTCCAAATCATGCTGTAACCTTCATTGCACAGGTTGTACAAAATGTCCCGTGCTCTGCTTTTGGCCTCGTTGAGTTCAAAAGCATCCCAGCGCTTTTTACTTTCCTCGTAGGCCTTTGCCGCCTCGTCAATGGCGTGGTGCGCTTCTTCCGGGTATTCAAGATCTACCTTTAAGGTGATAATCTGTTTCATACCGCTTATTCCCCCTTTCTTTCATTCAACAGCTCTTCCAGAGCTTCTTTCACCTTAGCTTCCGCATTTTTAGGCTCACGCTTACCGTTCAGGATTTTTCCCAAGTATTCCGGTGTGCATCCCATTTTTGCAGCAAGCTCTCTGATTTCGATATTGTGAACATGAAGCGTTCCCACAACATCGCCTGTCCACTTAGGAAGCAAATTTTTTCTCCTTTCTTGTTCTAGTACTTGAACTTTTTTAAAGAATATGATAATATTATGGTGTCAAGCAAAAACATTATCGAACGTTCTTCTATTTGTTCAAAGTCTTTAATTTGTTCTACCGATTGAACCCGGTAGCCTTATTAAAGCACAAGTAGTAGAACTTTTCAAGTGTTTTTGTTCAAGTGGTAGAACTTTGTCATCTTGTACAAACGCTGGAGGTATGTTTTGTGTTTTTTGACAATTTCGTAAGTCTATGTGAGCAAAAGGGAGTAAAGCCGTCTCGTGCTTTGACTGAAGCTGGCGTTCCAAAATCTGCTTATAGTTATTGGAGAACCGAAGCAAGTGCAGGAAACGATGCAAAGCCGACTAATCAAAATGCCGTTAAGCTGGCACAGTATTTCGATGTTACGGTTGACTACCTTCTCACTGGCAACCAAAAAGAAAACCCGCCCCAGCAGCCGCAAAGTGAAGTCGATGCAGCAGTGGAGCGGATTAGAAAAAAGCTTGAATCTATGCCGAAAAAACAGCGTGAAGCGCTGATGAACCTGATCGAAAAGATGTGAGAAAATGGTTCTGACCCGGTAAAATAAAAATCCCTTGTGCCGGGCTGGTATAGCTCTGCGCAAGGGATTTTCTATTATTCTAGGTCTAGGGCTTGTTCTGCTACCGGAATCTTTTCAGGATGTTCTAGCAGCCATGCAATAAATCGGTCAATCTTGGCTCTTTCTTGTTCGCTCATTGTAGCATATCCTCCCGATCAGTAAAAATGAATGTTCATTTGATACGATTATACACCTTTCAGTTGTACAGTCAATACAATTTGAACAACTTCGTAAAAATCGAATGTTTTCTTCACATCCGTTACTTTTCATCGGGGAAGCCACGAGCGTTCAAGTCAAAAGGGACAACGCCTATCCATCTTTCCTCCAATCACAGCTCTACAAGCTGTCCGTCAATGCGTTCGATGTTATCTGCCGGGTCGCGCCCATCGTCTAAGGCGGTTACGGCGCGTTCCAGGATGCCTTTTGCTTCGAGGTAAGCATCTTTATCAGCTTCATACCCAGAAAGGCTCAGGACAAGCTCCAGCGTCCGTCTACGAGCGTATGGAATAATCAGAGCATCTACAGTTCGGTTCATTAGCTTTCCTCCCATGGTTCAGGTGTGTGTGGCTGCCCATCGGTAACGCTGGCGGGCATTCCGTCGATGATTGGCATACGTTCATGGTTCCAGATTGCAGTTTCTTTCATTTTATGTTTCCTTTCTATTTGGAATTTTTTGACAATACAGTTATAACACAGGCTGCTGTTGGTTCTCCATAGCAGCTTTTTCCATTTTTTGGCTTGTCGAATCCGGCAGTTTTGCAGAATTTTGTTGAAAAGACGTGAATTTATGGATGAATATTTAGTAAGAACGGCCAAAGCATTAGAGATGGCACGGATGCGTTCCGGTCTAAGCCAGCAGAAGCTTGCGGCACAAATGGGCGTGAATCGTGGAACAATAGCAAATTGGGAGCAAGGTCTGGCAGCTATCTCCCTTCCAATGGCTATGCGCTGGTTCACCTGCTGCGGCGTATCAGTGGCTCGATACATGGACGCTTGCATTCATCCGGGACTACTGGAACACTTGGAAGATGACCTTTCCGATTTGGAGAAACGGCGGATTCTTATAGATGCTATGATGGAGTGTTCCTCCTATGAGATAGATGCCCTGTTATACATCCGGTACGGAGATCACGGCTCAGACCACATCGGCGTGCTGACGGAGATTCTGGCAAACCTCCACACACCGTTGAAGGACAGGGTCTCTGTTTGCCGGATGGTATCGGGCAACTACGAGATAGCGCAAGCTACCGGAACAGACCCAGACCCGAATGGAACCGCCCCGAAGATGGAAATTTTCTATCAGGCACAGGACGCTGGAACGGAAGCTGCTATGAAGTCCAACGATTCCTATACTGTAAATCCAAATAATATAACTGGCTGATTGTCGAATTATCGCAGTTTTTGAAGAACATTTTGTACACGTTTATCCACTTTTTGTACACCTATCTGGAAAATTCGCCTTGTCAATCCGTCCCCCATAGGCTGTAAATTGACAACATTCGCGCGAAATAAATAACGAGTTATCGTTAATCTATTGCCTGTGATTGGTCGGCTTGTCAATTTGTCCCCCATAACTCTGGCTTAAAAGTTTTTTCATCCACTTTTTGTACACGTTAGAAAACGCTAACAACGTAAGCACGTTTAATTTTGCGCACATTTTGTCCAATTTCATGCAGATTTAGTATACCTTTAGTTCATACATAATGTACACATAGTTGAACGTCATTGTACAATAATAACGTATTATCGTATATTTGCGTTTTTGCGTAATAAAATCGCTATCGAAAGAATGCTCTGTGCAGTTTTTGTCTACCTTTCCATCCACTTTTTGTCCTCGTTTAATGTGCCTAACCGTAGATGGTGCGTCTCTTTGCTTGCTTCTGGCTTGTATTTATTGACTTTGGATACTGTTGTTTTCAACAAGATTTGAAAATTCAAGAAGTGTGTGTTGAAAAGTGTCTGCTTCTTTGCTATTTAGTAGATGTTATTTATCTCTCCTGTTTAGTATCTTGTTTAATATATGTAAGGAGGTATACCAAATCTGCACAAAGGTATACTAAAACTGCATAGAGGTATACAAAATCTGCACGGACAGGTATACAAAAACTGCATAATGGTAGAAATAATATCTTGATAATTCAACCGTGCTGTGATATACTGGTATCAACAAGTGGGAAGGATGTGAGAACTTGGGAGACTTGTCAATGAACAATCTCGTGGAAAAGAGCAAGGCTCTTGTGTGGGCAAAGTTCAGGGACTATACCGCTGGAGAACTTCGTCTGCTGGAAGTATATCTGTCAAGAATCAACCCTCGTGACCCTGAAAGTGCAACTGTTCAGTTCACGCTGAAAGAATACTGTGACTTTTTGGGTATCCGTCTGAACAGTAAAGATTTGAAGCAACAGCTTAGGCACTTCATTGAGAACACAGTAGCCGTCCCTCTTGAAGGGAAGGACGAATACACTCTGTACACCCTGTTTGCTATGGCGCAGATTCGATTTGACCCTGAGTGTTTTACATACATGGTCTCGATCAGATGCAATCCTTTGTTGCAGCCTGTGTTCTTTGATATTGCAGAAAAAGGCTATGTCCGATACCGTCTGCGATACACGGCAAGTATGAAGTCTCAGTATAGCATCTTGCTCTATTCAATTCTTCGGGACTGGATGAACATGGGGTCGAAGGGGCATGAAATCAGCATCAAGAAGCTGAAAGAGCAACTTGGTGCGACAGCAAGCAGTTATGACCAGTTCAAATTTTTTAGAGCAAAAGTTTTGGACGTTGCCGTTTCTGAAATCAATGAAATATCCGACATTTCTGTGTCGTATAAAAAACGGACTGTTGGGCACAGAATAGTATCGATTATCTTTGACGTAAAGATAAAACGCTCTGAGCCGGTCATAGATGCCGAATCCAGCGAGATTGAGACAACCCCATTAAGAGACGTCTCTGACAACGAAAAGCCTGTAAAAAGCCCTAGAAACGGCGCATACGAAGATGTTGACTGGGCAAGCCTGATGCCGGGCGTTGACGAAAAGCAGTGTGCAAGCATTGCAAGGTCTGTGGCAAGGCGAATAAAATCTGAATACCCGAATATTCGCAAAGACAAGAAGAAGGATGCTGTTGTGAACATTGTGCATGGCGCATACGAGCAAGCCGTAAAGGACAAGCCAGATGTTGAAGTGCCAGAAGCTTACCTTCGGACAGTTATCAAAGATTCGCAATTAAGCAAGTTTGCGACATTCGGGTTTGACTATCTTGAATAAAGAAAGAGTGATAAAATGGCAAAAATCATAGCTGTCGCCAACCAGAAGGGCGGCACAGGAAAGACCACCACAAGCACCTGTCTGGCTGGCGCGTTGCAGTTGCTTGGCAAGAAAGTCTTGCTGGTGGACTGCGATGCCCAGTGCAACGCAACGGACACCTACGGCGCACAGACAGAGGATGTTTGTACCCTGTTCGATGTAATGACCCGGCAGGGAACAGTAGAGGAAGGAATCCAGCACTGTGAAGCTGGCGACATTCTGCCGTCCGATAACGCATTGAAGGACATTGACGAGCAGCTTGTCCGGGACATGGGCAAGAACTTTCGGCTGCGAGAAGCCCTTGAAAGCGTGTCTAGCCGGTACGATTACATTGTGCTGGACACTCCCCCGCAGCTTGGTCTTGCGCTTGTGAACGCACTGATCGCCGCCAACAGCATCATCGTACCCATCACAGCAGACCGATACGCACTGGCTGGTTTGAGCCAGCTTTCGCAGACCATCGGCGATGTTCGTAGATACTTCAATCCGGCTTTGAAGATTGAAGGTCTGCTCCTGAACCAGTACAAGAGCCGTGAGAACCTGTCTAAAGAGGTTGTGGAGCAGCTCCCTGTGATTGCACAGAGCATGGGAACAAAGCTGCTTGACGTGAAGATTAGACCGTCTATGGGCGTTCGTAAGGCGCAGGCAGAGCGGCACAGCCTGTTTAGCGGTGACACGGCAAAGAGTACCAGCGCAGAGGATTTCAAAGCGTTGGCGCAGATGATTGTAGAGGGGGATGCAAAATGAGCGATTTTTACCCACATCTTTTGAATGCAACTTGTGTTGATGACACGGAGCAAGTCTACGTTATCAATTTTGGTTTTTCATTTAATGACCTTTCCGATAAAGAGAAAGAAATGGCGTTTCATTCTCAGTGGTATCTAGCTGAAAAGTATTGCAAAAAGTGGCAGAAAGAACTTGCAAATAATCAATGGGCAAAATCAGAAGATAAAATGCCAGATGAACTAAACCCATACGTTATCGGGTTTAGCAAAGACGAATACGATGTAGAAATTGTAAGCTATGAAGAAGATTTTAAGGAATGGCGGGACAAAAGCGGAAAGCCGCATAATATAACTCACTGGATGCCGTTGCCGACCGTTCCTGACCTTGATGAAGATTGGGAGGAAGAGGAATGAAATCAACCAGCAAAAAATCCTCAGGCTTGCTTGGCGGGTTTGATTTCCAGCCTATTTTTTCGGAACAGACATTAAGCCGAAGTGAGCCAAAGGAAGAAGAAGTAAGCCAAGCAAAGCCGAACGAAGCCGAACAAGCCAAGATTGAGCCCAGTGAAGCCATAGACAGCCATGCACAGCCTAATGAAGCACAGTTAAGCAGTATTAAGCCGAAGCAAGTCAAAGACAGCGAAACGCAGCCGAACAATGCCGTAGTAAGCGAAAGTAAGCCAAAGAAGCTGAAACAGGCGAGGGAAGTTCAACGTCTTATCGAACAAGGCGATGTTCCAGGTGCTCTAGCAGAAGCTGGTTTGACAAAGAAAAAAATCCCAATGCCTGAATCTCATCAGGGCGTTGCAAGTGGCGATGGCAAGCGTTCAAAGCGCATTACCATCCTTATGAGCGAGGAAGAACGCAAGTATATCAACCGTGAAGCCAGACGGCACGGAATGACGATTGGACAGTTCGTGTACGCTCTGGCGGTTGCGGCGGCAGAGGGGAAGATTGAATTGGAGGATTTCTTAGATGAATGACGTATGGATTGAAATCGGGCAGAAATTTGAAGCAATGGCAAATATGGGATGTAAGCCTTATGGCTTCAAGCGAGTTCCATCGAATTTTGTGTTTGACGAAGATAAGTCGGTAAAGTGGAACAAAGAACAAGCACAAAAGAACAACGATGATTACGACAATGAAGTTAAGCGACTGAATCAAGAGAAAATGAAGCGTAGGGATGAAATCTACGCAGAGATTTATAAGGCAATTCAAGAAGAAGTCGGTTTTGGGATTTCAGAAAAGAAAGCGGCAAGAATTTGGGAGTACGCTTACGATAGAGGGCATTCAGCGGGATGGTATGAAATGATCATCAATTTGGAAGAAATTGAAGAACTTGTAAAGTTCGTATTGGATAAAAAGAACTGAGTTGGAGGATTGACGTATGATTGCTTATAGACCTCATCGTGGCTCTTTGGCAGATGCCATGAAAGAAGCAAAAACTTTTCTGAACGAATGGCAAATGAAACGGTATGTTGCAAATAACTGGAATCTTGCAATCGGAAGAAAAGTACTAGACCCCGAAGATATTATTATCAACAGCGAATCAACGGACGATGACCGTGTCGGTTGGAAAAATGTCCACATGGTTTGTGCGGCTCGAATCGGAAATGAAGATTACATGAAGAAGTACGGCAATCCGCAGTGCATTGGGTATTGTGCTTACGATGTATCAAACGTGCCAATATCAAGCCCGTGGATTTGTGCAAAGAATAGTGTTCCGGGAGATACAGACCCGCGTGTTATCGGATTTGATGAATCTGCCTTCGATATTGTTATAGCAAATTACGATGAGCAGTTCAAAGAGTGGCGGGATGATGAGGGCAGAATCCATAACATAACATACTGGATGCCGTTGCCTGAACCGCCTGTGAAATATTGAAATGGTGGACGACATGGAACAAAAAGTGTTAGGGCACTACGAATTACACTGGTATCTCAATGGGACAGGCGGTAACACATACGAAGGTAAGATGGTCTTTCGAGATAAAGATTGGCGTATAAGATATATGCCGAGCCAATGCGTAAAAACAAACTATTTCTACTTAAAGAAAATAAAAAATGATTTCAATAGCAAAGGGAAAAAAGAGGGAAGTTATAAAAACATTGCGTGGATAAAATTTTCTGAATTGAACTGGTTTGAACGAAGAAAACGTCCAAATTGGTTCAAAGTCCAGTTTCTTTCAAATGGTCTTGATAGTTCAAAAACACAATGGTATACAGTCCACGACTTATCTGACATTGAAGAAAGAAAATATTGGGTTGAAGAAACTCGCCAATACACAATGAAAGAACTTTCAGAGAGAATGCCAGCAGAAGATTTTATCGAGTATATGAAAGACAGAGGAATAACGATAATTCGATAAGCGCAAACACCCCTGCGTAGCCATTAGTGGTTACACAGGGGTGTCGTTTTACTTATCAGCAATGCAATCCCAGTAGAGATATGCCTTGCCGTCTGCGGCATCCGCGTCCTCAAGGAACGCCTTTGCCATGTCAGCGTAGAAGCCCGGAGTGTCAACGGACTGACGCTTTGCGACCTGACAATAATCCGAGTACATCATGTTCATAACAGCCCAGAAATCGTTCGGGTCACAGTTTATGTTGCGTTGCTTGGCAACGTCTTGTGTCTGTTCCAGCGTCCAGTGACAGCCTTTCGTGCCGTCAGCGTTCACCATGTTGTCGCACCATTCCTCCGCTTCATCATGGGTGAGGTGCTGGCGTGGCATCCTGATCGAACGGCTGTCCGCACCGCCACGCTCATACTGCCCAGCCTGCTTGTCCCAGTCACCATGCTGCGAGAAGCCGATTTGCGGCATTCTGCGCCCATACTCTACGTCAGGGTAGCGGGGGATAGGGTAGGGGTCAATGTAGCGGTTTTCCTCCTGCGGATAGTATGGATAGCGGTCGTTGCCGCCTTCCAGCTTACGCAGACGGCGTTCCATCTCACGCTCCCTGCGGTCACGCTCTTCCTCAAGACGGTCACGTTCCGGCTCACGGTCTTTGTCGTGGTCGCGGAGCATCATCATGCGGCGAAAATTAGTCTTGCCCATAATCTACACCTCCTCAAGAAATAGACGCGGGCGCACCAGCGTGAGAGCGGCAGAAGCATCCAAGATACTTGAACGTGCCTGTGCCGGTGGCAGACGTTGCCACGCGGGTTGCATAGCGAGTGCGAGTGTGGATGCTCTCAGCGGTTGCCTGAGCGCAGTTGCAGTCGGTCAGAGGGTATGCGGTCGTGCCTGCGCCGATGGTAATAACCACAGGGGCGTTGATGGTGGTCGTGTCCGGGATGCTCTGGGCAACCACAATGCAATAACGTTCTCCATTCTGGTATGCGCCAGCAGGGATGTTGATAGTCAGGGTGTCATTGGCGAACGTCACCGCATCCGAGATAACGAGGTGCGGGCACAGACGGCAGCTTGTTTTGCAAGCCATAATGTTTTCCTCCTAAAAAATCAGGGGCAGAGGTGTCTTACCCCTGCCCCGATGGTTCACCCGGTATTATCGGGGAGTGTGTTGGTTAGCAGCAGCCGCAGCAGTTCACGCCCAAGTTGGGGTTTGCCACCTGATAAGCGGGAATCGGACGAGGATTGACCCGGTTCAGGATGGTGTCGGTCTGCTGAGACATCACGGTGGTCAGAAGCGCATTCTGACGATCCTGAGAAGCCGCGAACTTCAGGCTCTGGTTCTCAGCGGTCAGAGTGGCAATCTTGTCCTGCGTGAAGTAGTCCATCATGCTGCGGAAGTTGGCGTTGCAGTTGTCCACGATGGCGCGGGCGTTGTCTGCGATAGCCTGCCGGGTGGCACAGTCTTCCGTTGCGATGGTATACTTCAGGTCGCCGATCAGCTGCTTGTTCTCGCAGCAGCAAGATGCAAGCTGCGTGGCAAGTGCGGTCTGACCAGCCTGCCGTGCGTTGCCCTCCTGCATAATGGCAAGGTTGATGGCATTGTCACCGTTGGACACGCTGCGTTCCAGGCCGTTCACGAGCTGTGCGTTCTGGTAGCCAAGCTGACAGATGGCGCTGTTCACGCCAGCAAAGCCGTTTGCAATGTTGGTGTTGACGCCGTTCATCTGTGCCAGCTGGTCATAGCCCAGAGAGCAGATACCGCTCTGGATGCCCGCCAGAGAGCGGGAGGTATCCTGCTGGTAGAAACCCTCAGACAGAGCCGCGCGGGTGTCTGCGCCGCCCTGCCCGGTTGCGCCGGTGCCCACAAGATACGGGATGTAGCTCGCCATACCGTTGTCGCTGCCGTTGCGCCCGTTGCCGTAGTTGCCCCAGCCGAAGATGATGGCGAGGATGATAACCGCCCACAGACCCTCGTTGCCGAAGAATCCGCCGTTGTTATTACCGCCGTCCTGCCCAGCCAGATAGCCAGTTGCAAAATCGTCCATAACAAAACTCCTTTCAGTTTTGCGTTATGCTATCCCACCGCCGTGTGCGATGGGCGAAGCCAGATAAAAGCGGTTTTTATCAAGTCCGCAAAACTGAGAAGCGTTTCGCTTGTGAGGGATGTTTATTGTGGGATTATCAAGTTAGCTCGGAGGGTTGTCTTTTTCGTCTTTTGGGTCATCCCAATTTTTGCTGGCAGCACCGAAAATGAAGCCAAGCATTAAAGGAACCCATATTTTGTCACTGCCACACAGATTGTTGATGTCAAAGTCTTTTTCGGAATGGCTGCTTTCAAAATCATCCATTGTAAAGCCTCCTCACTTCGGAAGCGTCAAATTCAGGACGCTTGCCAGCTGGTTCAGGTCGATGCCGCGTTCTTTAGCGAGGTTCTGCGCCATCGTTCGGAGCTGTGCTTCGCTCTTGCCCTGAATTAGGTTCAAGCCCTGCATGATAGGAGCATTCTGCCCGCTCAACTGCTGGATAAGCCCCATCGGGTTCTGCCCGGCACGAGCAAGGTTTGCAAGCTGCATAATAGGACTGTGCGTAATCATATCAAACGGAGAGGACATTGTTATTCTCCTTTCTTTGCTGTGGCAGTAGGCTTAGAAAAGCTCTTCTGCCACTTTTCCAGTTCATCCAGCCTGTGGACGAGGGTGTTATACTTTTCAATAGGCACATACTGCTGTGTCGGTGCATCGGTCTGCTGTGCCTGTTGCGCTTGTATCTGCCGCCACGCTTCCGGGCTGTAAAACTCCTGTACATAAGATTCACAGGTGTCAGGGTTCAGCCGCTTGCAGTAGATCACTCCGCTGCGCAGGTCGGGGCAGTAGGTAGGTCTGCCGTACAGGTCAGACGGTATTGCCAAAAATTCCTCCCTGCTGGAAACAGGCCTGCCCAGCAGCCAACCGCCGTCCTGCGCCGACTGCTGAACAGGCTGCTGCCCATTCATCGGCTGCGGACGCTGCTGCTGTGCCTGCTGCATCTGCGTGTTCGGCAGGGGAGCGGCAAGCCCTACCGTTCCCATACCGCCGTAAGAATTGACAGGCTGTTGCGGAACGTAGGGCGTTCCGGGTGTCGGATAATAGCTCATAGTTCATCCCTCCTATTGCACCCAGTGTACTGCATCGGCAAAAAATGAGAGACAACGAGCGTCAAACGAAGGACAAAAAATCTTGGTTAAACCTTGTTTAAAGCTTGCTTAAAGCTTGATTATTTTAAACAAAAAAAGCGCTCACACGGAAAAATCCGCATGAGCGATTAAAGATATAAATATACTTATATAAAATGATGCAAAATATAAAGTTTGAACGTTTTACTTGCAAAAAATCAAGAGCAGAACCGCCAACAGGCAATACCGCTCTCTACAAAGGCCAGAGCCTTTCAAATCATAAATCGTATGGCGTATAATGCAAAGACGCATATACCGATAAAACCACGCCTATAAATGCACTATGCCAAAACGGAAGGACGGTTTTTAGAACGCTTGATGTCGCCCCAAAAATAATCAGAGCGAACAAAACACGGGACAAAAAGTGATATATTTTATTTACCATAATTCATATAAAATCGTCTCCCGCATGGTACGCACTATAAGTAGGCGGGCGGGAGCCTGTATCAACGAAAAAGACCCGCCATGATACGCATCGTTGAGAGGCTTGACGGGTTCAGATATTCACCCTGTTGCGCTTCTTCGAGAGGCCGGGTGGATTTGTTGATGTTATTATACCACAATCAATCCGTCACGACAAGAACCAGCGCAGGGCCGTTGACGCTGACCTCTGCGTCCTGATATGGCTCGACAATGGTCGTTTCCACACCCTCGCGTTTGCGAAGCTCTGTAATAAGATTTGCGGTGGGAACATTTTCGATGGTCACGGTGAGCTCCTTTCGTCTAGCTTTTTATCAATAATTTTCAGCCTATTTCCGATTGATGTCCGGCAATACGGCACACGCGCTGCAATATCAACTTGGCATAGCTGGTCAACGTACCGCAACCGGGCGATTTTCCGGTCATACCTCCCAAGCGGCGCACGTTTTATCACAGCTTTTATCTGTTCTGCATTAAGCCCTTGCAACGCTGGCGGAAAGACTATGCGAGCCGCCGCCACAGGCAGCACCGAGCCAGAAGGGCTGCGGCAATTCTCCGGCGTTGCGCACCATATTGTTAAGCACGGCGAAATGGTGATGCTCACGACATTTGTTTCGAGAGCATACCATTTTCGTGACGCGCCGAAATTGCTCTTGTGCGGCGTACATTTTGTTGACGCCAACAAAATGGTGACGTTTTGTCACCGTTTCGCCATAACCGGCAAAATGGTCGTATGTAGTGCTTGCCATGATATCCTCCTTATTGCGTGATTTCCTCCGCGTCCTCCGCGTCCAGAGCGTCGTAGTACGCCTGCGCAAGGGCTTCCACCTCTGCAATGTCGTCCTCCGTCAGCAGGCCGATGTCCAGATGGGTGTACGCCTTATCCAGCCAGTATGCCACGTCACGTCTGGCGGCGATTTCCCGCTTGATGGAGCGCAGTGTCAGGTCGTGTCGGGCTTTGCTTTTGATAGCCATGTGTGCCTCCTTATGTGTTGGTCATGGACGCAATGGCGTCCTCAAGATTTTTGATTGCGATGTTCACATCGCGCTGATATTCCAGCTTGACCCCCGCGCCGTCACTCGCCTGCACCACCGTGTCAGGCGCGTAGGTAGTCAGTGCTTTGTAGGCGGCAATTTCGTCAGGGGTGAGCGGGGTTTCGATGGGGGCGGCGAGGGCGTAGTAGATAACGGATTTCACATCCGTCAGCAACTGCTTAAAAGCTTCGAGTGACGAGTATCCACCAGCTGCTGCCATGCAGGGGTGCCCGGCTCCGGCACGGTTCCGTCCTCCGTGCCGCTGTTGGCACTGACACGATACCGCAGGTCTGCGCTGGTCACGGTTCTGCTGCCGTCGCTGCCCTCAAAGGTCACGCAGCCATTGCCGGGCTGTGCGGTCACACTGGCTGGCACATCCAAATAGCCGTCCACCACCAGCGAGGATGCCGGGTCTTTGCCGTCCGGAACGTGCCAAAAGGCACGGATGGTCAGCCCTTCCCACTCGCCGGCTGCGGTGACGGCAAGGCGGTACATTCCTCGGTTCTTGGTGTAGCCAAAGCGCACCAGCTGCTCATAGCCGGGCACTTTGACCACGCCGGAAGATGCAAGAGATACGCTTAGCTCAATCATAAATTTACCCCTTGTTGATGGTAGGCTTCTTTTCTGCCAGTGCCTTTTTCATCATGCTGACGGCCTTTTCGATAACACTGTCCAGTACTTCATCCGTGATGAAAGGCTTCAGCCAGTCCGGCAGTGCGCCGCGCAGCGCGGCAAATACCTGCGCCTTTTTCTTTGCGCCCTGACCGCTGCCCATGATGCTGTCCTCAGCGATGGTCACGAGCTCCAGCGCCCACTGCTTGACGTACTGCTTGTAGCCCAGCCGGATGGCACCCACTGCCAGCGCGGCAAAGCCAATGACCATCAGCACCATTGCGATGGGTGCGGGGATAAAGTTAAAGATTGCTTCCATGATTTGTTACTCCTTTCAGTAGGTAGTTGTTAATGTCGGTCTTGCTTTTTTGCATACCTTCCCGGTTGTTTCCGGACAGCTGCGAATCCAAAAGATTTTGCACGCCAACGAGAACAAGGCGTATTTCTTCGTCAATGCCGTCAAATCGCCGGAGGTCTCTTGCAAGGGCTTGTGTATGCTGGAGCTGCCCTTGTTCCAAGGTTCCGATGCGCTTGTCCAGCTCATCTAGCCGCTTGTTCTGCGCGTTGTCCGGCTCCTGTGCCTTCTTGATGTATTTATGAATGATTTCCAGTACCTTATCAATCGTAATAGCAGCGGCGCACAGGCTGCCCAGGATGCCAAGCACCCAAAGCAAAGCTTCTTTTTCAGTCATTTACCCTCCCGGAGACGGGTCAGACCCTTCTTGCGGATGATACGGGGGTAGTTGAGGGTGGTCACATTGAGGTCTACGTTGCCGGAGATGCCCGGAACAGCACCCTTGCTGGTGTGCTGGTGGGCGTTGTAGTTAAACGTCACATTGGGCGTTTTGCCGGTGTAGTCAGCAAGCCATACGTCATAAGGATGCAGAGCCGCGCCGCCCACAAAGAGATGCGCCTTTGCAAAGCTGGTGTAGGTGTACAATTGGGCGTAAAAGCCCAGCTGTTCCACTTCGTGCAGGGCGTAGGCAGTCAGGTCAGTCAGGCTCTGCTTGTCCAGCTTGCCCAGCTTGTTGTCTTCCACGTCCACTGCCACCGGAAGGGTCAGCTCCTTGCCGTACACCGCCTGCCGCAGCAGGGAAAGTTCTGCGTTGACCATGTCCTTATTGGTGGCGTAGGTGTAGTAATATACGCCCACGTCCAGCCCTGCCGCTTTGGCGTTGCGGTAATTGTCCTCAAAGGTGGGGTCGATGTACAAACCGTCTGCCCGCTTGGAGAGCTTGCGGTTGGTACTCACCGTCTTGAGCATCGCTCCCTTGTAACCCGCCGCTGCCACCTGCGCCCAGTCAATCGCACTCTGATACCGGCTCACGTCGATGTACCGGTATGGCGGGTCGCCCTCCCATCCGGTGACGGTCTCCTCAACGGGAGTCTCTCTGGGCGTTTCCGGCACAGGACTTTCGCTGTCCCTGCCAAAGAGCAACTTCACCAGCCCCGCCAGAAATTCCAAAAGTTTTTCCATCGCTTACTCCTCCTGTACGATCTCCTCAAAGCCGCTCTTGATGAGAATTGCCTTGACCTTCTCCTTCAGCAGGCGGGGGCAGCGCTCATACAGAGCCTTTGCGTCCTCCATAGTCTCAGCAGACATAATTTCCTGTGCCCATAACATTGCCATCATAAATACCATCCTTTCGATTCTTTGTGTGATTTTATGCATAAACAATCTCGCTCATTTCAAGCAAGCACTGTTTCAACATCTCGTTTTCTTTTTGCAGCGCCGCCACCGTCTCCGGCAGCTTCTCCCGGGCTTCGGCCTTTTTGCGCGCTTCTTCCTGCGCAGCCAGTTCTTCGGCGGTATAGCGGATGTACTTCTGGATGGGCACCTGTTCCACCCATTCCTCCTGTGCCTGTACTCCGGGGCGGTCAACGATCTTCTGCACATCCTTGCCGCCGTTCGGATACTCGGTCACGGTCTCCCAGTGCCACTGCTCCTCCACGCCCTCTACGGCGGGGTGGGTGACTTCTTCGGTGTCGTCGGTCAGGTAGCCCAGCGTCAGGTCGGGGTTTTCCACGACCGCGCCGGTCTCGTCAATGATCTTCATGGTTCAAAACCTCCTTTCTCAGGCCACGCGCCGCCAGATGTGCACAAAGTAGGCGGCGGGCTGCACGGTGGTGCTGCGGCCGTAGATGACGTTGGACTTGGACGCATCCAGACTGAACTTATACACATTAGCATCGCCGTTGTTTGCGCCCGTCGATGTGATCCGGTCGCCGGCAGTGAATGCGCCGGATACCTTATGACTC